TCAAAAGGTATTATATCACCATAAGTCCTAACTTCCCCACCAGATTCTATCTTAATTTCTATAAAATAATCATTAGGTATGAACCAAGACGTATCAACTAAGAAGAAATTACCATCAGGTGTTCTACTAACTTCTTGCCAATCTATGTAATCTATTTGTATGTGACCACCTTCTTTGATGAATATTCTATAATAAACCTTATCTAATAAAGCTGTTTGGTCGTATGTATAAGGTATACGTACATTAACGTTTACACGTCTAGTGTCACCTCTTTTGATTTTTTCTTTTCTTTTTATTCCAACAACATTAAAGTCGTAATCATATATTGACATGTTACTTGCTGAACCCACACCTAACCCATTGGCATTTGCACTGTTAGTGGATCCAATTCTATAGTAATCTGTATCGTCTAATACAATAAAATCTAATTCTACGTTGCCTAAATTCTTAGTACCAACGGTAACGTCTTTCCATACATCACGGAATTGTATGTTACCACAATATCCTGATGTCGGGTTATCGTCAACCGTTAAATTAATACAATAAACACCCCTAGTTATTTGGGTAATACCTGATGAAGGTATTGTTGTAAATAAGTCGTCGTTTTGGTCATAGACATCTACACCACTAAACGTTGCATTAGTGTTTTGTCCACCAGCGTTAACATATAAACAAATATTGTTTGATTTATTTAAATAAAATTTATTTCTATCATCACTAATTCTATCATTCCATTTAGTTTCTAAGAACGGTTCAAACACCGTATTAGTTTCCCTACTAAAGAAACCTACATATTCAGCGTCTTCTAATGGAGCCTGTTCTAAAGATGGTTTAAATGCTAAACCTAAACCATAAGTTAAACCTGTATAACCACTTAAAATTAAACCGTTAATATAATCTGTAATATCAATACATACATTTTCGTTACCAAAATTAAAATGTTGTGTCGCAATAATTAAATTTGTACCACCGCTACATATTGTAGTACCAGAGGTACCACTAGTGGTTGCTGACGCACACCAATTACTTGGGTCTGTGGCATAAACACCTTCATTGGACCAACATGTTGTAACGTCACCCCTAACAAACCAATTTGCAGGTCCTTCACAATATACCTTATCACCTTCAGCACAAGAAACAATAGTTTGTGTATAATCATAACCATTTCCTTCACACCATGATTCTGGAACTTCAAACAATATTAACTCGAAACAAGTGGCTCTTTTAATGTCACCTACGCATGACGAAACTGTTTTACACAATTGTTCTTGGTCAAAACAAGATGTGTTGGTCATTTTTAAAGTATGGGTCATTCCACTTACGTAAGGTATATCTTTAGAATTAACCCTTTTTAATATCTCATTAAAATTTAAATCAAATATATATCTTGAATATTTTACTTCCTCCGCTTTTAATGATCCACCATGAAATAATTCTACAATAGGGTTTCTACCTGTGTTAACATAAGAATCCCTAATTAAAGTGGTGTCTTTATCGAAATATGTTCTTAAAATTCCCATTAATCTTTTTTACTATAAATATCATCGGGAATTAATTTGTTTTAACACCTTTACTTAAGAACTTACAGTTTTCATAATCTATATAAGAGGTACCATCTGGGTTTAACTTTGTTTTTCTTGTACCCATGTTTTGGTTAAACCATTTTATTAAATCGTTTTTTGTTTTATCACCATCAGGTTCTCTCCTAGAAGCTTTATGAATGTGACCCTCAACATAAGCCCTTAATTTTTCCAACATATCCCAAATAAGGTCACCATAGATAACTGGGTGTAATTTACTGTTTTCGGTAATAATTTGTAAATCTATGTTATCACCATTTAATATAGCCGGAGATTTACCTTTAGAAGATGATCCCATATGACTTATTAAATTTAATTTATCAGCAACTAAATTAACATGTGTCCTATCATCATTCAAACCTAATCCTATTTGTGTTGTTGTTTTATTTTTTTTAGGAAAAGTATGGTTAATTGTTACATAAGCAGGGTTTTTTTTGTTTAAACTTACCGGATAAGGTTGATTTAAATTTCTATAATCAATCTTACCTGATCTTAATATTATTTCATCATAATTAGATTTATTTCTTAATATTAAATCAGTATTTCTTCTACCTAATAAAGCTATATCACTTTTATTAGGATATACCCCCCAAACACCTTGTTTAGAATCTGGCCATTTACTTATAGCAGGGTTATAACCAGAATTTTCTACTTGTATTTTAGCTACATTGTAATTACTTTGTTGGTAATCTAAAGGGTTTTCTTGTCCAATAACAGGACCAATATATTGCCTTCTTTGTTGTTTATTACGATAATCAAAAACAGCCACCTTAACCATTTCACCGACTTTAGGTATCATGTTAAGAAATTTAGGTAATAAAGGTTCACACCAAGGCAAATAAGCATCAGTTTCGTTATTACCCAAGTTTTGATTTTGTTGTTTACTATTGCCACCACCTTGTAAAACAATGTTTTTATCAACACCCTCAAGTCTAACCTTAATACGTCCCGCATCGTAAGGATCATCAATTCTTATTACTACACCGTAATACCATAACGGAAATGACATTTTATCCAATCTTGAATCCGCATAACCAAGGTCGTATCTTCTTTCGTCACTCATTTGTTGTTAATTCCAAATCTATCGTTTAATTCATTATTTATTTCATTATATTTTTTTTCGATTAAAGACCAATAATCATAGATTTTGACCAAATCAATTCTAACTTTTTCAAACTCATCTTTTAATTTTTTTTGCATTTCAATAAGTTCGGCATTACTTTTATTTTTAATTTTTTCCATAACTATCTAGCTGTAGCGTTACCAGAAGCTATACCAACAACAGTACCGGCAACTTGTACCGGCCCCCCTGCATTACCACCAGTACCTTGTATAATAGTACCTGGTTGTATGGCAACATCTATCACCATTTCTGATGTTATAGCATTGACTATTTCTTCTACTCTAATTTTTTCCATAATTTCGTCAGGTGAAATTTCACCACTCGGTAATGGACCTACTGGTATACCGGCTTCAGCTTGTCTTTGTATTATTTTTGCTGCAATTTTTGAAGGGCTTAATCCTGGTCTGGCTTTTGAGGCCAGTATTAAAGGGTTGGGGATGGCTCTTGATCTAGTAGAGGCTATTTTAAATAAATTTAAAAGTGAGTTTAAAACCGAGTTGGGATTTTTAAAGTCGGTTTTGTTTGGATCTATATCTTTACACTTTGCCATATTAAATATATTTTGATGAGTTGGGTGTTGGTATGGTATTTAATAAACCATTTGAAGCCCCTGATATTATACTATTTATTGATTTTATTCTTATTTTAACTTTTTCCTTAACTATTTTTAAAGTTATTTCTTCAACTAAGGCTAATATTTCTTTTTTAACTCTTTTAAAAACAATCTCAACTAAGGCAGCTAGACTTTCTCTAGTTACGTATTCAAAAAAAACTCTAGTTATTTTAACAAAATCAAAACCATTTGTTTCATCTACTGTTGTATCGTTAACAGTTTTTGAAGATAGTTGATATAGTGATACTATTTTAGGTTCCAAAATAACACTAGTAAATACTTTAGGTAAAGATTCAATCATTTTTAAATTTAATGATTGTTTAGCTACAGTTCTATCCTCATCTGGGACGTTAATAGTCAAATTATCGTTCATTAAATTAATTGATTGTTTTATTACGACATCTACTTTAGAAACTGGTGTATTTAATATGTTGTCAGAAATATTTTTCATAACATCTGGTGAAGATGTTACTGGTAAGGTACCACAACCCAAATCCAAGTAAACAACACCAACTTTTTTTTGGTTTGACGTATTTTCCACTTCAAAATTTTCTTCATTCGTAAATGAAAAATAACTATCATCGTAAGTATATTCCTCTTTACAAGGATCTGAATTATTTATTTTATCTTGTAAAACATTAATTTTTTCAATACTAATTAATTTATCCAAACTAAAATTTATACCTTCCAAATTTGATGTTAGTGATCCTGTCATCATATCATTAATTTTAGGTAACATGTTTTGTAATGGTATTAAATCGATAGAGTTTGTATAATCAAACAAAAATTTATTAAAAGATTTGCCATGATAAGGTTGACTGACAGACATTTCAAATTCTTGACTGGTATTAAAATAAGTAACATCTACAATATTAACACCGTCAATATTTTTCCAACTACCAGAACCACCTGTTTGTATTAAATTATATAAAAACCAATTAAAATCTTCATTAGGACTTTTATTATAAAACATAGAACCTATTTTACTATTTGGGTTAATTTTTAATAAATCACCAAAATCAATATTATTTACTTTAACCCTAATAGATGGTGGATTATTGCTTGGTATTTTAAAATCTACACCACAGGCTAAACAAGATTTTATACCTTTATTAATACCATCTTTTAGAATTCTAATTAACACCGGATAAAATTCAACCAAAATATCAGTTAATATACTTGTTGCCTCACATTTTGCTCTATTATTTTTATCTTTATCTTTACAAGTAGTACTTAATAAATCTAATAAAAAAGGTAATAAATTTTTACTTTTTGAGTTCACAGACTCCAATGAAGATGTTACTTTACTTTTTGGCAAGTTGTTTAACACTTCTAATAAAGCCACATTATTAATAGATTGTGTTTTATCGTCAATAAACCCCATTATTTAATGTTATAGTTTTTTTTATCATTCCCACCCTCTTTATCGTCACCTTCATTAAAAATATTACGTAATAAAGCCATATCTTCAGGTGTTAAAGAACCATTTCCATTTCCACCAGTATCGGATTCACCACCTTTAAAAATTAGTTGGCTCATTAGTTTAACCAAGGATATTTTTTTATCAATGGTAGAATCAATAATTTTAAGAAGGTCAGTATTAGCTTTGTTTAAATTGGTTAAATCATGCATATCTTCAACATTAACTTTGTTTTTGTTTTCGTTAATTGTCCTAATACATGTACTTCTTTGTTCTACAAGTTCATTGTAGGCCTCCTGAGCCACAATTTGAAAACTTTGTTTAGTTAACTCTATTTTTTTCTTAGTTGGTCTAGCCATAATTCGTTATTTATATTCGTATCAGTAATTCTAATTAATTTAATATTATTTTCTGTACAGTATTTATTTTTAATTTCATCCCTTTCTTTGGTTTTAATAAAATTTTTACCACTATGATCACCCCAATGAGGTTGAAAATGTTGATACCCATCATATTCAATACATACGTTGAGTTTTGGTAGATAAAAATCGAACTTTAGAGGGAATTTATTTTTACAATCAGGAAAACTGTGTTGTTGTATATATTTAATTTTTTCTTCTTCTAAAATTTTTTTAATCCTCAGTTCACCCTTAGATACATTACACATTTTACATCCAAAACCCTGTAAATGGCTATATGGTTTTTGTTCAAAAATACCATGATTTGGGCATATAATAAATACTTTTTTATGTGAATTCACATAATCCACTAATGAATAGTCAAATTTATTATTATGTATTTTATTTGCTCTATCTATGAAAATATTAGTTGTTAGTTTTTGGTTATTACTACAATGTGGGCACCCACATTTTTTCAATAGATGATCACACGATCTTTGTTCAAAAATACCATGATTTGGGCATATAATTTTTATTTTAGTAGAACAACAATCAACATATTCAGATAAAGAATAATCGTACTTATTTTTATGTATTTTTTTAGCCTCACGGATAAAAACCTCTGTAGATAACTTTTTATTTTTAGCACAATAAGGACATCCGTGTTTTTGTTTTATATGTGAACATGGACGTTGTTCGAAAACACCATGAATGTTACATATTATTTTAACTTTAGTATTTGTGTTAACGTAATCAACTAAAGAATAATCATACACATTATGGTGTATTTTATTTGCCTTATTTATGAAATCATATGTTGTTAATTTTTTAGGCATATACATATAAATATAAGGTAAATGGTTTTTTACCACCATAACCCAATTTTATTTGTACTATAACTTTCCTGAGTTATGCCTAAAAAACTTTCGGTATTTAATTTAACTTGTTTTTTTTGTGGTCTTCCCATGATTTCTTTTATTTATAAATATCAAAATGGTGGTTTTTACAAACCACCATCTTTTATAAACTTATAAATACCACGATATCTTTTCATTGCGTTTCTAATATCTTTGGTACTTAGTGATGTCATTTCTCTCATATAATAAAGAATTAAATTTTTATTATACTTATTAGTCGCTTCCTTACCCTCAAAAACATTTTCCCAATTTTCCAAAATAGAAACCAAAGCGTTACCAACTTTTATTTCATTTTCGGTTAAAATTTTATTTTGTAATTCTTCTTTAATTGAAGTTGATATTTCATCTATTAATAAAGTTAAATCTAGTTCTTGATTATCTATCTCATAAGAGTATTCTTCATTTTCTTCTAAATCTGGGGCGATATCTTCATATGATATCAAAGTTTTTAGTTTTTTATCATCTTTTATTAGTTTACCTAATAAATAATGTTTACAAACAGTACCATAATAAGAATATGATTTTTTACCTTTTGATGGTTTAAATTTATGAAATTTCATCATTAAAAATGATAGTGTATCAGAATGTAAATCTTCAAAAGTCATACTTTTAGAATATAACTTATATCTTCTAATGATACTTTCTATCATTTTATTTAATGGAGCTTGTAAGTGTTGGCGATAAATTTCATTTCTTCTAAATTCATCTTTTGTACTACCAGTCCATCTGTATCCCTCTAATGATTTTGAATCATGTATTAAACTACCTAAAGATAAAAATTCTTTAACAGCTAATTCTTCTACATGTCCAAAATAAGGATCTTTTGACGGTTTTCTTCCTCTTTTTCTTTCTGTGGACATTATACTATTGTAGAAATCTCTCTATCAAACTTTATGTTTCTATCGGCTTTAAAATAACATTCCTTACGGGAAGTACTAAACCAAAATCTGGCCTCAATAACATCGATTTTATCCGTTTCTTTATTTTGATAATTAAAAAATAAAGAATCTGGTCTCATATTAACTTTTTTATACCCTAATTTAGGGATGGTCATTATTTTTTTATCATAATAAGTCATTCTTAATAAAAACTCATATATAAAGTGAAGTTTAATACTAGGTTTTAAACCACCCACGGCTTTGAAAGCGTCTACCTTAATAACAGCACCCGACAATTGAAAGTTGGGGAAGTTCAATAAAGCATCATTGTCTAAAAACCCTAATTTATCAGAAAAGTCTTTAGCCCATACAGGTTCATTACTAAAATGTAAAAAACGACCTTCAGGACTTACATCTAAAACAATTGGTAAGAAAACATCTGTTTCATCGTAAGCCTCTACATATTTGTTAACATTATCAAACCATATTTTTGAATACTCGTCATCAACTTCTAATATAGAAAAGAAAGTGGTTTTAACTTGTTCAACACCAAAATTAATTTGTGAACAAAAATCAGTATTACCTTCATTAACTACTATTCTATAATTTACGTTTTTTAAATATTCTTCATTAATTTTAACACCTTTTGCTGTTACAATAATAACTTCTTCTGGGTTAATTTTTTGATTTTCAACACTTTTTATAGCCTTTTCAAAATAAGAACTTAGAGTGTCATCCATTTTATGGATTGGAATTATAATTGTTGTTTTATTTTCTGCCATTTTTTAAATTATTTTTCTGTTTCTACATTATTTTCCACTTCTAACGGTAGTGAAGATTTTAATTCATTAATTCTATTTGTAAAGAATTTTTCATAAACTTCTTTTATTTTTGATTTTTGTTCTTCATAAGAGTAAGTATCTTTTTGTTTAGACATTTCTTCATATAATTCAGAAGGTTCACCATCTTCTAACCAAGCTTGAAAATAGTTAGCTATTAAATCAACAATCATCAATGGGTCATGTGTCCAAAGACCGTTTTTATCTGACATCCATTCAGGTACCATGTTTGGTACTAACCCTAAAACGGGTACATTACATTTCATAGCTTCTAACGGAAATGTACCAAAAGAGGAATCCTTATCAATCCAAATAGCTAAACAGGATTCTGATAAAGATTTAGCAAAAGTTTCTCTAGGTAAACCTCTCATGTCGCGGAAAGAAACCCATTTTAAATGAGGGTATTTTAAATAAAATGCCTTGTAAAGTTTAACTAAATCCCTTTGGTCACGAGTTGAAATCGCTATTATTGGTTTTTTTGGTTTATCTGAGGGTTTGAAGTATTTTGGTATACTTACAGGAACTACTTCGGCTTTAATTTTTTTAGAAAACAAATTTTCAAGATATTCTTTTTGTTTCTCACTTGTTGTAATAACTTCTGTAATACCGTAATCAGACCAACTTTTACCTGGCATTAACATTTCAAAAATGTAATCGTAAGATTGTGAAAATACTATTCTCTTAGAAGGTAAATTTAAAGTTTGTTCCATTACATTTGAAAATACTTCAGGTATGATTATAAAATCTTGTGGATTAACTTTTAATTGTTGAGCTTCAATTGACACGTGTGGTATTTCAGCGTAAACTTCACCTAATGTGTTGGCTACTGAAACGTAATCATTTTTTTCATGTAAAATTTGAGCGTCATAACCTAAATCACGTAATATTTTAGCATGATCATAAATGTTGGCCAAACTAGCGATTGGATTACCTTTGGTGTCCATTGTAAAAAAATAAATTTTAAATTGTTTGTTCTCTAAATTAGAGATTGCGTTCTTAACGACTTGTTTAGTGTTATCTTCCATTGTTTTCTTTTATTATATTATGTTTTAATAATGTGTTAAATGATAATCTAAAGGGTATTGATAATTGTTCACCTAATTTAGTTCTACCCATAGCTTCATCAACGATTGAATTTTCGTTTAAAATTACATCCATTAAAGCTTTGGTAGTTTCCCATTTGGTTAAATCTACTATTTGAGTGTAATCTACAACATCATCCGTTTCATTGTTTTTTTCGGATTCCATTTCTTTTTTGGCCTCACCTAAAATATCTTCTATACTTTCAGAATTATCTAAACGTACAAATTGACTTAAAGTTTCTAAATCAAAATAAAATTCATTTCCGGCTATCGCAAACAATGAAGATTTATTATCCGTATTTTTAAATTTGTTCATAAAATAGATTTAATTAATAATTGTAATAAGTAAACTTTAAAAGATTAATTAAATAAATCTAATCCTATAAGTTCTTTAACTGTTTTGATTGTATATTCTGAAGGTATATCTTTGTTATATGTTTTTTCGATTTTAATAACAATTTTACCTTTAGGTTTGGAGTTTAAAATTTCTGGGTGATCTGTAATCATACAATCAACATGTTGCCAACAGTCTGTTGTATTTACCGTAAATTTAATGTCTTGTATCATACAACCTGTTTTAGATAGGAAAAATAGTGTGGCAGGAATACTCCTACCCACTTCACGACTTGTTATAATAATATCATGTTTTTTTCCATTATCTTTTAAATGTAAATTTAAATCATTTATAGATTGTACAGCACCGTCTATAACTTCGTCAGAATAACCAAAAATCTCTAAACAACATTTATCGTATATAAATTCTTCTACAGTAATTGGTTCTTCCTTAACCTCAGTAAGTTCGAATGTTGCTTCAGATTTTACAAACTCCTTTTCATTGAAGTTGGGGTTGAATTCTATTTCATTCCTTACAATTTCTTCTTCAGGGAACTTAATCCATTTTTCTAAATCGTAGTCTTGTATGAATATTTCTTCACCATCCTTTGGATTAAAATATTTTGTATGTGTTTTCTCAATCTTCCCGAAAAAATCACGTAAAACCCCATTAATTGAAACACCTATTTTCATATTTTTAGTCTTTTAGAATTTGTTTTTTACCGTTATTAGATTTCTCTTCCTCTAGTTGGTCAAATATATCCTCTATTACCTTAATAATTGGGTTTCTAACGATATCTTCTTCATTTCTTAATTCTACAGTACCGAAACCTTTTTTATCTTTAAAACGTTCTATGACAACTTCTAAAGAACTTTCTTTTTTATTACGTATGTCTTTCTGTTTAACATCACCTAATATTATTAGTTTTGAATTTTCACCGATACGTGTCATTAGCGTCCTCATATTATCCAAGGATATGTTTTGAGCCTCATCAATGATGATAATGGATTTATCAATACTCCTACCACGAACATAAGCTATAGGCTTAATTTCAATCAACTTCATTTCTTTAAGTCTGTTAGTTAAACCTTCTCCTATAATTTTACTAAAATTATCAATAAAAGAATCCATAAAAGGTTCCATTTTTTCTTCCATAGTACCTTTTAAAAAACCTATTTCCTCATCTTTTAATGTGGTTACAGATTTAACTAATATGATTTTTTGATAGGCAGTTTCAGGGTTTTTTAGTAGTTTTAAAGCTTCGGCACAGGCCAAGAAAGTTTTTCCGGTTCCTGGTAGCCCAGAAGCTATGGTAATTTCATTTTCTTTTATTGCTTGTAAAAGTTTTTTTTGATTTTCAGTTTTTGGTTTTACGTCAACCTTAATTTGTGTAAAAAAATTATCACCATTTCGATTATAGTTGGTGCTATTTTCTACTTCTAATATTTCTTCTTCTGAAAGTTTTTTAGTTCTTCTTTTAGTCATATTTTATTTATTATTATTTAAGTGGTAATCTAACCAATAGTTATATGTTTTTAAATCGTTAGGTGTGCCCCAACAAATATAATCCTCAACCTCAAATACTTTTACGTTTAAATTATCGTTAATATTTTGGTTCAATATATCGTCAACATAGAACTCACCGTTAGTTCTAACATTTTCTTTATAATTCTTATGTAAACCATCTATAAAATATTTAGCCTTCCTGAAAAACATAGTACCTATTATAGCGTGTGTTTTTAAAGGATTATCATATATAAATTTTTTACATGACACATGTTTTATATTATTATTATCATCTACATCCAACCAAGCGTATGCGTTAGGATTTACCTTACTTGTTTGATTGTTTCTAAAAGACCAAACTATAATGTCTATGGTTTCATCTTTTAACATCTCATTACATATTTCTGTGTTATAATATATACCATTATCACACGCAGATATTAATATAGGGTTATCTAAATTAACATCTTTAAGACCTATTTCACAAGTACAAGCCTGACCTTCAGTAACACCATCAATACCTATAACATCAGAATACCTGTTAAAATTTTTCAAAACCTCATCTATACCATATTCTTGTATATGTTCATTTCTTACTATGAAAACATTTTTATCACAGTTAGGTAAGTTTTCTATTGCCTTTATGACCATAGGTTTATTATCTACAGTTATAAGTGGTTTTGGCAAACCATAACCCTCCTCACTGAACCTACTACCGTTACCAGCCATTGGTAATATTAACGTGGTATTCTTTGGACAAGATATGTTTTTCATCTTAGGTTTTTTGAAGAAATCGGACCAACTATTATATGTTTCCAAATCATAAGGTGTCCCCCATTGTAACATTTTGTTTATTTCAAATATTAAAACAGATAAACCATCACGAACTAACAGATTATAAACCAAACTAACATAGAACTCACCTTTTATATTCACATTTAAATCGACTAATTCTTTGAAATATTTTTTTAAGATATTTAAATTCTTAAAATAATAGGTTCCGTTAGAGGCATATTCATTCATTTTATTATTGGTGAATGGTTCCTTTTCTTTTATCTCTAATAATTCATTTTTTTTGTTAGTTTTACAAAAGGCATAATTATCATTACCTAACATATGTGGGTGAAATCCTGTATAACAAGGTATAGCACCGTCATAGTTGTTATTTCTAACATCATTCAAAAATTTATTATAATCCCATACAGTACCGTAATCACAATAACTAACAATTATATCCCTATCATTCTCTAAATGTAAAAAATCCACAATTTGGTTTATAGCATCAACAGGGCCTTTCCTATCTTCTATAGATACTTCATATATTTTACAATTTGGTGATATGCTCTTAAGTATGTTTGACGTATTAGTTTCAGACAAATGTTTTTTATTACATATAAAAATAACATCTTCTGGGTTATCGAATAATTCTACAACATGTTGAATTATTGGTTTACCGTCAACAACTATTAATGGTTTTGGTTCTAAATAACCGGCCTCAATAAATCTTTTACCAATACCAGACATGGGTATTATTATTTGTGGTTTTTTTGTTAACATAACCCCTTCTTTTTTAATTGATTTTCAGCATGTAATACATAATCGGAACAAACAGCGTATACAACATCTTTGTTATAATCATCTATGTCTTGAATATTTAAAAGTGGTATTATTGTCGATTTACTAGATAAGTTCCTAGTTAAATCATGTACCCATATAAATTTATTACTAGTCAAAACATAAGGATCTGAATTATGACAAAAAAACATAAAACCACCAATTTCTATTAATTTATTGGCTGAATCTAAATCTTTACAATGAATCCATAATTTTTCTTTTCTCAATTTCAACCATGTTTCTGACACTTCATAATCTGGGGTGTCATGACCCAAATAAAATTTATCACAGATATATCTTAAATCAATTTCAACCTCATAACCAGCAGAAATGGCTGTATCTATATAAGACGGTGAGTTTTCTCTATCTATCTTTGGTCCTTGTATATTACCCCTATGAGAAATTAACTTCATATTTCTTCTATTCTTAATGTTTTATCATCGATAAACAAATCGTAATAAGGTTTATTAACATTCAATTCGTGGTGTTTAGCACCCCATTCTAATAATTGTTTTTTAGTTAATTCATACCAATTTATTTGTGTTCTACTACCACGTGCTGTCCAATAAACTATAGTATAACCTTTATCATATAATTTATTAATCTTATCTATATTTTCTGTTATTGGTTTTGCGTTGAAATAATTTCTTGGTGAGGGTGTCTCACAAATAGTTTCATCTATATCCACGTATATAACTTTCATGTTAAATTTTCTTGTCTATATTTTTCTTGCTTATCCTTCAATAAATCTATAACCTGTTTTTTTGTTAAAAAATTAGAATAATTGGTGTTTTGTATAAAAACCTCGGCAGATTTTTCACAAATTTCTGATGATATTAAACACTCTTCGATGTTTTTACCACAAGTGATTATGCCGTGATTTTGTAACAATATGAGTTTTGGGAAATATCCCTCCTTTTTAATGAAGTTCTCGACATATTTTTTAACCATTATGGTTAATTCATCACCAGGTTTAACGTATGGTATTAAACAAGATTTACCACCGTTAAATACTACCTGATCTGGAAATAATCTATATTTAGCAAATGTTTCAGAGTGTGTACTACATAATATTTTTAATGTATTTACCGGGTGAGTGTGTGATACAAAATTAATATCATCAAAACTCAACAAGTATGTATGGAAACCTAACTCCATACTACCTTTTTTATTTAAATTAGATATTTGTTTACCTTCTGAGTCGAAATCAACTAAATCATCCTCAGACAAATTAGATAGTTTAGTGCCACTAGCTTTTATCACTATCAAATAATTTTGTGGTGTTTTTATCTTGGTTGAAACGTTTCCTTCGACACCTACACAAAACTTAGATACTTTTTTAGACAATTCTAACAATTTTATTTTATTCTCAAACATACCAAATATTACCAATTTCATTCACCATTGTAAATAGTTGTGATTAAATCTTTAACATTAAGAGTCCATTCAGAATTTAAACCGTTATCTAATGGTTTACAATATTTTTTATTTAAAATTTTATTTTCATATTTTGTTTGATTATTCCACCCTGCTACAAAATTTTTAGAATAACTTATAGTTAGTTCATCTTCAGATACATCAATAATTTCACCAATAACATCATTACACTTAACTCTCATATATTTTTTAAATAAATCGTTAGATACATGTGATGTTTCTGTGAAATATGACACATTAACATTACTGAATGAGTATTTAAACCTGTTATTAACGTCTAAGAATGTTGGTGATATTATTGATAATACTTTTGTTTGTGGTTTAGAAAATAGAACGTTACACATACCACCACCAATTGAACCAACCACATATTCTACTTGTGAAAATAACAATATCTTCTCAACGGTAGTTAAATTTTCGGTGAAAACCTCTACAAATCCTTGTTTAACTAGAGACTCTACTAACTCATCCTCATTGATTAATTTCCTTCTTGTGGTATAATTAGTACCTATATTGGTGAAGTCGTTATGCATCCAACTTCTTCTAGATACATATATTTTTTTAGGTTGATTATTATAATCCACAACGGATTTGGTGACTTTACCTACTATGTGTTTATATAATTGGTAAACTTCATACCTTGGTGGTAGATTTGAATCTATACCGTGAGTATATGAATTTGATATGTAAATTTCTTTATAGACAGTGTTTGAATCACAAATAACTACATCCCCCACAACATCAATATCTAATAAATTTAAAAATTCTAAAACAAATGGGTAAAATTTATTATTATTTTCAGCGGGGTAGTTCATTAATAATTTTATACTGGGTATTTCTTTTTTAATAAATTTATAACTCATTAAATAAGGTAAAGTATCATATATAAAATGGTAGTAATTATCTGTATTATATACAAAATAAAAAACAGGTGTATTAAGTACGGTGGTTTTTACGGTGTCATTTATACTGTAGTTCTCTTGGGTGGTAACATCTTTTAGAGACATTATCTTCTCATCCATTGGGTTTATTACATTACTTTCTTTTTTTAATAAACAATTAGGGTAGTAAAGGTTTTGTCCGATTAAACTTACATCCGTTATTTTATATAAATTAATTTCCCTATTGTTACGGTCTTTTTTGTGAATGTTTTTATATAAAAAATTACTATCTAAAAACATTAGAAACCCTTTTTATACATATAAGCTGTGGGTGCAATCCAGTTTGTACTTTTTAAACTAAAATCTATACCTTTTTCTTTTAAAAACTTCTCTACACCTTTACTTTCCGTGAATTTATGGTATTCAAATTCATCAAACAAAATTACGCCACCAGGTAAAATTCTGTCCCAAAGATATTTTAAAGCAAAATAAGTGGGTCTATCTAAATCAACATCTATATATAACATTGAAATTCTAAAACCAGGATTTTCTTCTAAAAATCTTGGTATTGATGTCTCTACATCACCTTTTATTAATTCGTATTTATCGGTAGATATTTTAGTACCCAATAATCTACCTTTCACTGATTCCAAAGATAGGTCATCTACATTAACTCTATTGTATACTATATTCATAGATTCTTTATCTAATTTACTATCTTTATTTAAAATTTCATCGGCCTCAACAGTACCAAAAATATCAAATCCTAATACTTTTTTATTTGAGTTTGGGCAATAAACTTCTATAAATTTTGAAAATGTGGCAATACCCGAACCTTTAAACACCCCTACCTCTACTATATCACCAGGAATATCTTTAATATTTAAAAAGTGTTGGAATCTATGTAACAGTTTACCAACTAGCTTAGTATCTTCTGAAAATATAAAATCATTAAATGATTTATAAATTTCATCTTTTGGGTTATTTTTTGTATTCTTATTTGTTATATCTATTATCGTATTTTTCATATTATTTTTTTATAATAAAAATTATTTCTGAATATCGACCTTTTTCTAAATTAAATTCTAATATGTTATCATTTAAATATTCGATCTCATCTTTTGCCATAAAATCTGATTCTATCTTACCAGTCTTTAGGTAATTTTCTGCCATCCATAAAGTAGTTTTATCTGTACTAGGACCCTGATTATACCTTCCATCTCTTGATGTAAATAAATCTTCAATTACAAATAATCCACCAGATTTTAAATGTTTAAACATAAAACCTAAAAAAATTTGTTGCCCTGCCATAGTATGTGGACCGTCATCAATTATAATATCATAGTCAGAGCCAAATGTATTTATTACATGGTCTAACCCTATTTTTCCCCCTTCCATGTTGGTGTGGATATTTTTTAAAAAAGTATTTTCATAGTTTTGAAAATCACTGCTTGTTCTTATTTCACAATTACAACAAGTAGTTTTTATATTTTTATAATGTCTATCCAAAACAGTGTGGTCTACTAAATCTAACCCATATATTGTTGCATCGGGGTAATATTCCGACCAAGTTCTTAATGAGGCACCACAAGTATCTATTTGTGGAACTGCTGTAGTAGAATAAATTCCAAGTTCTAATATTTTATTTGGGGACTTAATATACTTATCAAAATATTTTTGATAATGTTGGGTATACTGATGATCTAAACTACTTTTATCAGTATTGTGTTTAACAGCTAATTCGTCTATTGTCATATTGTTTTTTTTATTAAGAGTGTTCGTATTTTAAAGCCCAAGAATGATCGTTTGGGTATGACGTATAACCATATTTCTCTACAATCATAGGGAAATCACGTTCAAAAAAATATAAATCAAATTTATGTTCAACACCTAATGTAAGTAGATTTTTTTGAAAAAAGTCTTCAATAACATCATTTAGGAAATTTTTTATAATAGAACCTTTTATTGTGTAAAAAGTATAATGACCAGTTAAATCTGAACATCTATTAAAATGATTACCAATTAATATGTGTTTTAAATTATTTTCAACATAATCTTTATTCTTAGGTAGTTGCCTTATCATCCAAGGCATAAATAAACCTAAACGATCATTATTATCAAATAAAGTTTCTATATCCTTTCTTTTTGAGTGGAATATTTTATATACTGAACTTCTTAACGTACTACCAGATGTGACACCTTTTGTATGCATAAACCATAATAATTTATGTTCTAAACCAATTTTTTTGTATAATTTTAAAGCCGTTTGATATGCGGAGGCGTCTGATTTGATCACCTTATCATCTTCTGTGATTTCATAATATATATTCAATCTATCTTTATAAGATTCTATGGTTTCAACCCACTCTCTACAAGATGGATTAATCCCTATGAAAATATCACAATCTTTAAAATGTTCACATATTTTATCTAACATTTCTATACCAATGTGTAACCTATCAACTGTAGGTACATAGGTCGCGAATATTACGGCATCTTTCATACTCTAATTATAATTAACGTTCATTATAAAATAAAGTATATAATCGTAGTAATTACCGACCTTAAAATGTGGTTTTAAGTTTTTAAACCCACAATAAGTATCGAATGTTAGTACATTAAATTTAATATTTGTTTCCCTAATAAATGGTATACCATCACCCATCAATTCATCTACCACTTTATCTATGTTGTATTTTTTATTTATACATAATTTCAATTTCAGACCATCATTTTCATGAAAATTTATTATAATATCAGATAAATCTTTCTGTGGTAGAATGTATTTTTCATAATCTACACGTCTACCCTCAATCTGTTTTAAAACTTTATCCATACTATAACCACGTTCTACAACATCTCTTTGTATTTTCCACTTTTTTTTAAGTTCACTATCAGTATCTATGAATATTTTTAAATTGTATATACTATCATTTTGTACATATAAACTGTGTAAACCACAAACTATTATATTATCGGATGATTCTATATACTCTTTTTCTGTAAACTTACCTGTTTTGTGATCATAATCAACTTGATATATGTCTTTACCTATTTTTAAATCAAAGATGTCGTCGTTCATTTTGGTGATGAAATTAGCTTCTGGGTTTAAATGTGTTAAGTCTTTCCATTTATCATGACCCCTTTCCCATTTATGATATCTATCACACTCCAACATTAGAGAATTTGAAAAATATTTTTTTAGTAAATTACCTAGTGTAGTCTTACCAGAACCAGAATCACCAGCAATGGCGAAAACATTACACATAGATAAAATAACCATATAATCTATATGTAATTCTTTGTACTTTATACCATATTCCACCAAATACCAATATAATAATGTTTCAGACACATTACCATATTTTTTTGTCATATAATCTAAATGAGTATATAAAGAAAAATATTCATTCATAACTTTAGAGTTACCGTAAGCTATTATATCACATAGATATTTGTCATCTATTTTAGTTAATTTATTTTTATCTATCTTACTGTCCTTAGGTATGTAAACAACATCTTTCAATGGATCATCTATTATTAATCCATCAGATATTAAATCCAAATCTGGTCTATATTTTATAACCAAATCATAGTCACCAAATTTAGTTTCATTATCTATTTTAATTTGGTTAAGTTTGAAAAATTTGAACCACTTATTATATAAACTATTTTTCTCTTTATCTTCAAACCATTCTATATTTGGTTCATATATTAAAGCTATAGGGTTCAACATTTTAGAAATGTAACCTATCTCTTGTGATTCGTTTATGTTGTTTAAATATTTGTCCTCTTCTGATTCATTTTTAGTTATATGCATATAAACATCTACCCTGTCAAATTTATCAATAATTTTTTCCTTGATATTGGGTATGTTGTTTTTAAAACTTCTTAAGTATCCAGAAATTAATAGAGCAACTTTCATGTATTAACTAAATGGTCTACCACAATTTCTTAGATTATATTTGTTAACTATTTCTGTATACTCTTCAGCTGCATCAATATATGTGTGACCAAACTCACATTTCCATGTACCATCAAATCTCAACAATCTACGATAATGTGTTATGTGTATGTATTTGTAAAAAGGTAAACTATTCATATAACCACAACGTAATGTGTGGTTTACTGAATATAAATTATAAATCTTAAATTTTGTACAATAATTTTGTACATCACCATATTCTATATCTCTATAAGTCCTACCCTTAAATGTTTCAAATACTTCAATAAGTGAATTTCTATTCCATATAGATGGGTTAACATTATAAATATAAGTATCGGGATTTGTATGTAACCCTAAACACATATCATCATTATCTATTTCATTAAACTCAATATGAGGCCATTCTTCAACTTTTTTATCTTTTAAAATTTTTATAAACCTACCTGATTGACCCCCATTTGGTTGTAAATCAATCCTATCAATAGATTCTAATTCCATTAATTGGATAAATTTATCTAAAATAGATTCGTCACGTTTTAAAGGGACATCAACTTCATGTGTGAATAATATATATTTAGAGTCTATTTTACTTAAAGCCTCAGAAACTTTATTGGTGTAAGGCAGAGAATCGTCATAAAATAAAACTTTTTTAAATTTAGAATATATATCATGTTCATGATTACTTTTATTTATCAAAAGTATTTTATTATCAACATTTTCTAAATAGTCGTAAGTTATTTTTAGTAAATCTAAAAACTCTGTGTGTGAGTATATTACATAAGTTAACTCCATATTATTTATATTTTTCTTTTGTAGGTAATCTTTGTAAAGGAGCATCTCTAGATTCATCATTTATATCTATAGATTCACCAATAAAAGCAAAATCACAAGATTTTCTGTCATGATTTAGTTTTACACAATTTGGTTCGTATCTAAAATACTCGTCGTGTATTAACGCATCATTTACAATATTTGGATAAATAACCTGACCAAGAAATATTTGGTCTTGGTTTCTTATACTATCTTTTTTTGATTCTGGTGTGTTATAAATATGATTAAATTTATTTTTTAAAAATTCATCAATGTAAACATTTATTTTTTTTATAAATTCGGTTTTTTTTGCCCCCCACATACCACCATTAATTCTGTAATGATGACCTATAGGGTGGTCTCTAATTATAGAGTAATTATAATTTGAATTTTCAAACTCTCTTATTGCTATAACATCTCTTTCAAAAACTCTAGAATCACAATCTCTAGACATCATTATAGATACGTTATCATAAGATATTGGTAAAAACCTCCAAAACATCCCTGTAAAGCTCTCATTATGGTCCATAATTTTTATTATGCCACCGTTTTTTTCTATTTGTTCAATAATATTTTTATTAACATTATCAGCACAAAAAAACATAGAATTCCAATCAGGTAAAAGTTCTTTTACCGCTTTCGCATTTTTAATGGCCCCAACAGAATATAAAGGGTCATCACCATATAAACAAAAAGATATTATTTTCATAGTAAATAATTTTTAAGTATGTGTGTTAATTAGTAAATATTTTAAAATTTTATTTGAAATAAAATCAATTTGACCATCTTTTAAGTCTGGAAAACTAGGTAGTATTAGACATTCTTTTTGTAAAATGTCTGCATTAATGTTTGATGAGTCAATATTTTTTAAATATTCATGTTTATTTATATTGTAAAACATAGGTCTTGTGTCAATACCGTTTTGAAACAAATAATTTTCTAAATTTTTTTTCATCTCAACTGAAATACCTTCAAACCTAATACCAAACATCCAATTAGAATGTTTAGTATTTTTTTCTATTTTTTGTGTTAAAATATTTTTATTTGTATTAAAAATTTCTTTATATCTCATAAAAACCCTATTTTTATTTTTGATTATAAAATCATAATCTTTTATTTGACCATACAATAATGCCGCTTGTATATTAGTCATTCTATAATTATAACCTAAAAATTTATGGATAAATTTTACGTCAGATTGTCCTTGATTTTTAACACAATTTATGTATTCGAACACTTCATCATCGTTAGTTATAAAAGCACCACCTTCCCCACTTGTTAGTGTTTTATTACCGAAAAAAGATATAGAAGAAGCAAAACTTTCTGTTCCAGTAGGTTTATCTTCATATTGACCTAAAAACCCCTCACAATTATCTTCTAAAATAACTGTGTTTGGGAACTTTCTTTTCAATTTAGGTACATTTACAACATTACCGATATTATGTACAACTAATATTGCCGTATTTTCATCTAAATTTTCTTTAATTTTATCAATATCAAAATTCCAAGTGTTTAAATCACAATCTATAGGTATCAAACGGTAGTTCTTATCAAATAAAAAAGAGTTCCAAGCTGCAACATATACGTTATTTGGTACTATAATTTTATTGATATTTGGGTGCTTAAATTTTAGAGCTAAGGATAACAAATGTGTCGCGGTGGTACCATTGTTAGTTAAAATTATTTTTTTACAATCCAACATTGTTTTTAACTCATTTTTAACTAAATCCAAATACTCACCTTGTGATGAGACCCAACCTGAATCAATTGCTTCATGTGCGTAACTTAAATTTTGTTTATTAAAATATGGTTTATAAATAGGTATCATTTAATTTTTTTTTTAATTGAGCAAACCCAGTAGATTCTTCTATAACATTAATAATCTCAAAGTTTTTATTATTCGTATCTTCTAAATACATTTTAATGAAACTACCACTACCACCAACAACTGACCAATCATTCATAATTAATACGTTTTATGAGTTCTTTGTAGAAATTTACCATTATCCAAGTCTTCACCATTCAATTTGGCGTTAACAATTTCTATTATTTTTTCATCGATTTCATTTATCAAATGATTTCTTTGTACGTTTAAGTCACAAGCCTTTTTTAAACAGTCCCAAAGTCTTTCCGCACCATCTGTGGTGTCAAAATATTTTTCTTTATATTCCTCAAAGCTCATTCTTCTGATTTCATAAAGAAGTTCTTGATTATTCCACATTTTTAAATCAACCGTTGTTAATTTATCGACTAAAGTTCCTAGTGTATCTGCCATTTTTTTGTTTTTTGTTAATTGTTATTTTTCATTATTTTAGCTGGGATACCTACGTATACACCATCATTGTTTATATTTTTAGTTAAAAGAGCTGAAGCACCAATAACGTTGTTATTACCTATTTCCATGTTTTCTAAACTAATAGAACCAACACCAAATAAATTACCATTACCTATCTTGTTGTTTCCAGATATATTTGTAGATGGGTTAAAAACATTATGGTTACCTATCATTGAATCATGTCCTATTGTCATGTTTAAATTAAAAACATTGAAGGACCCTATTGTTATATTTGTTGTAAAAATAACACCAGCGGTTATTATGTTACCAACACCCATTATTATATTTTTACTATCTGAAATAAAGCTAGGGTGAATTATATTTGGTTTGTTAAAATTTTTAAATTTTTCTGACAACATTTTTAATAAATGTGGTCGTCCAACACCTATGACTATATTTGACGATTCATACCCGTTTAAAAACTCATCTTCATCAATAATTGGAAATGATTCCACACCTATTGTTAAGGTAGTGTTTTTTGGTTTATAATCAACGAATCCTTTAAATTCATAGAGATTAGTTTCTTTAATTAGAAAATAAACTTCTTTAGCAAAACCACCAGAACCTATTATGTAAATATCTTCCATATTATACTATAATATTTATACCATTCTGTGATATGTAATTAGTTAACTCCATTCTACCACTATACATGTGTGCAAAAGTGTTTTCATTAAATTTTTTACACATAGATAATGATAAAAATGAACTACTTATTATATGAAACTCACTACACATTTCTATAGTATATAATAAATCAAAAAAATTGAAGTCTTTGGTTATTACGAAATTTGGTAAATTATTAGATATTTTACCTCTATCTATAACCCTATTGGTCTCTACATCCTCATGTATCAGGTTAAACTTTTCTGACCCCACAATACTAATTATTTTTTCATAAACAATATTTTCTTTAATAAGATCACGTTCTATTTTAAAAAATTCTTTTTTAACTTTAGGATCCATACCCACTTTTAAATAAAAAGTATCATCAAAATACTGTCCGTAATCAAACTGGGTTTGACCTATCAGATATGAAGATACTACATGGTCATAATGATTTTGCTCTATATGGTTAAACATACCTTCATCGTTAATAATATCCACAACTTTAATTTTTTCGGTATCTCTAAACATAAATTTAACGTTATTAAAATTATGTGTTTTAGAAGGTACATATATATCATAGTTTGGGTTATCCAATGACAGTTTTCTAATCATACCATTATGGACTATATTATCACCCATACCCAAGTGTTGTTTTATAAAAAATTTTCCCATTAACCGTAATAGTAGTATATTTTAGAATCTATAATCATAGATTTATTATAGTTTTTTAGACATTCAACACAAAACTCATAATCTTCAGCGCCTTTATAAGATGAATCGAACCATCTAGGTGAAAACCTTAATTCATCTCTATTCTTCCATTTTATATCATTTAAAACCTCTTTTTTAATACTAACAGCTCCGGCATGTGTAGGATATTTAAGACCATAATGATTACTTAATCGTATACATTCATTTAAATCATTATTGGGTAACATAAATTTACGTATTTCTTCATTATACACATAATTTATATTACTTAAATCTATAAAATCGTTTCCCATCAAATTTTCTATGTCTAAAGAATTGATGTTGGTGTTTAGATTTTGATATGAATGATTTAAATGTACAATATCGTTATTTTTAAACACATGTAGAATGACTTCAATCCTCTGTTTATGTGGTAAATCGTCTGAGTCTTGGTATATTATTATATCAGAATGACAATAGTCTTTTGATACCTGCCTGTTAGGTCCTGCTAATAATATATTTTCATGTATTACAAATTCAACATCCTTAAATTTTTCACGTAAAATATTTAATTCTGTATGGTTAATATTTTTACCGTCAGAAATTGATACCACAATTTGGTTAGGTTTTATTGTAGATTTATTTAAAAATAAATTTAATATATTATCTAAAAAAAATAAATGACTTGGTGTGGTAGGTATAAAAACGGATGTCGTCATAAATTAAAATATGTTATAATTTATTAAATAGTCTTCAGCTGTTTTATATTTCATAGAAATGTTGAAGTTATTTTCTACGGATTTTATCATTTTTAAATATGTTTCTTCTGTTATATTATTTAATATATCATTTAAATCATCCATATTATTAAAAGAAATAATACCATTTTTATCAAAAAATTTATCAATAGAGGGACATCCCCAGTAAATTGGTACTGTACCTGTCACAAAACAGTCTAATAATTTTTCGGTAAAATAAAAATTTTGTTTAGTGTTTTCTATCACAATAGAAAATCTATAATCACTTAATCCCGTAAGTTTATTTTCAATAGCTCTATAACCGTTTCCATAAACATCCATTTTATCATTAAAAGCATGTATAACATTGTGTCTTAATCTATGACCTTCTGTTTGTCTTTTAAAGGATGCTATTATTGAGATTGTTTTGTTTTTTTTATATATTTTTCTTTCTTTTTCAGATATCCATGTACACCAAACAGGTAAAAATTTAAATTTAGGTGAAAAATTTAAAAAATCCTCTCTACATGTGTACACCTCATCAAAATAATCAATATAGTCAAATATTTTATTTTGATTTATAATAGCGGGTGATTCTAATAACCAACCTACACATTTAATATTTTTGTCTTTATAGTTTAAAACTTTTTCTAAATCATGTTCAGTAAAAAAGACAGTATCCCCATCTTTTATTTCTGTTGGGTTAACGTCCCATTCCATATAGTCAGAATCACAGTTAAAACAACTGTATGGATTGTGTGAAAAAATACTATCAAAAATTTTTATTTTTTTTCTTTTCATTTTCTTTTATTTTAAAAAATCGTAATTTACCTTATTCTTTTGTATATCAGAAAAATCTTCTTTTTGCCAAGCCAGATGTGGTGTAAAACAATACCAATTCAATACTTGTTGTGTATCAGCCATGAAAAAATCTGCAGCCACAGATGATCTTATCACACCCCTACCTTCTTTTATAACTCTATTTATTTTATGTTCCATGTAGTTAATAATATAGTCATAAGATTTTTCGTTTAAACCGTAGGCGTGTAAAGCGTAAGACCTATTAACCTTACTAATGTTAGAAGATATTTGTATTCTACCACCAACATGGTTACCACCAAAAAGGAAACACTCCCAATTGTCAGGTAATTGTTTAACAAACTCACCAAATAAATAATCCACATCATCATGAAAAACTACATCATCTTCTAAAATAAGAACGTTTTTTAAACCTAATTCTTTAGCTTTTTTAATAACGTTTAAATGACTAATAGCACCAGCTAATTCGTTGTCATATGGGTAACCTAAATTGTAATTTTGGGTGTCCCCATCTACTGCCGAAAATCTTTCAACAGTAATTCCGTGTTTATCAAATTCTTTTAAACACGAGTCCCATCTATCATTTCTTCTGTCTATATTTATACAATAAACTTTATCAAAAAACTCATTTATTTTCATTGAATAGGTTTTTAACTTGTTTTACGTTATGTAATGTACTTGGTAGTCCTCCCCATAATACTTTATTCGGGTAGGACCAAGTATTGTAATGTTCAACGATTCTATCAATATCCTTATTAAAGTTGACAGAGGCTGAACTATTTGTTAGTTTTGTTCGTATATTATCTCTAATGTATGATCCATGATGCATTTGTATTTCTCCTCTTTTTAATATTAAAGGGTTATTACTAGGTGACATCCTTCTAGTTGGGTCAACTAATACCGGGGCTGGTGCACCTATAATATAGGAAGAATCTTGTTTAATTTTAAAAATAAGTGAAACATAATATTCTTCAGGTGGGTTCAGAGAGTATTCCCAAGACTTATAGTAAGTCTGCATTTGACAATATGATGAATCATAATCACCCTCTATCATTTTATTTTTCATATATTCGAACTCTGACGGTAAATAATACTCATCGGAATCCATAGACATGTGATGTGTACACCCTGCTCCCTGTGATAAGGCTAAACCTATGTTTCTTTTATGTGTTTCATTAGAGTGACCACCTTTATTAACTTTTGGTGAGTATTCGAATAATTCATCGACTAATCCCTCTGATTTTAATCTTTCCAATAATGGTACCAACCCTGAGTCACATGGATTACCAAAGTTAGATGTTGTTTGATATACAACACTTACGTAATCTACTAGGTTTCTAATTTGTTTTATTGAACCTTCTAGTAATTCTTCCCCGTCCCAAATATTATACGAAATTCCTAACTTCATTATTTTTCATTGCTTGTTGTAACAACATTTCAAAGTCTTTGGCTTTAACGTTGTTAAAATAATTATAACTTTTCTTATTGTTAATAATAAAAGGTATTAACCTTTTTGTGTAGTCTTCACCTTCTTTTTTAAGTTTTTCTTCACTCTTATTTCTAGTCTGACTTTCATAATGATAACAAACAGCGTCACCAACAAAAATATTTTCTTTACCTCTATTAATACACTCTATATTTAATTCAACGTCTTCAAAACATTCCCTATAAGATGTGTTAAAACCACCAATATCGTCAAATAGTTTCTTACTCATCATCATAAACGCTGCTGTATTACCAAAAACATCCCTAGTCATTTCTTTATGGTATGAATAATAAGACCTTAATCCATGGTGTGACAATCTTATTTGTCTGTTTTGGTCTAAGAACATTATTATACCTGAATGTTGTATTGTATTATCACCGAAATGTAACCTAGCACCAATAGTCCCAACAGTTTTTTTATTCTTTAAATAAACATCAACCATTTTGGATATAGCGTTGTTTATAACCTTTATGTCATTGTTACAGAACAACAACAATTCAGTGTCTTTATCTACGTGGTTTTCCACAACGTCATTATTGATAACAGCGAAATTATAAAAATCATACTCAATCAATTTTATTTTATTGAAAATACCATAAGTTGATTTTATTTCTTCCTTTTCTTCTGGGGTAGATCCTGTATCGGCTATATATACTTTTAAATTATCATATGGGTTTTGTTCTACTATAGAATTTATACATTGTTTAAGTAGATGGACATTACCTTTTGTTGGTATAATAACACTAATCTTAGGTGTTTCTTTTAGTTTTACCTCTTTAAAGTCTACCTTTATTTCAGGTACGATATTGTATGGTAATTTATCCTTATATTTTTCAGCAAACTGTAATCTGTTTTTTTCCCACTCATCATTAGTCATACCTATAGATTTATGTGTTATCTTGAAATCAAACATAACACCAACTTTAACACCATTTAAGTGGTTATTAAACGTGAAATCTATATCATAAAAATGGAAACCTTTAATATTCTCATCAAATCTTTCCTTAATACGTTCTTTATGTACTACAAAGAAAAGACCATCTAACATTACAGTTTCTATCACATCACCCTCAAAATTAGAAGAGTATCTATTTTCCCAAGTTCTACCTTCATGTGAGTGTGAAACAATACCTATCATTTTAGTCGTATCTTCCCACCACCTACCAATACTAGGTATATCAGTTGTACCTGCTTTACCTAAAATACCGAAATCAGTATTTTCAAAATGTTTAACCACCTTCTTACCCCAATTATCACTTAATATAATATCATCATGGCAGAATACGGTTATATTATTTTTTGTAACATCTAAACCGTGGTTGTAACATTGGGTTAGTGATTTTTCACCGTTATTAACAATTTCAACAATCTCATAATCTTTAACACCTATCGTTTTCTTAATATGGTCTTGGAATTGTTTATTTGGGGTCCTTGTTGAGTATACTATGCTAATCATTTCTTTTCTACTTCTATTATGTTTATTGGTTCTTCACAAAGTATTGATAAATGACATGCTGTTTTAATGGCGTCACTAACTGAAGAACCTAAATATAAAGCGGCCAAAGCAAAATCCATACCCGCACCAATTGCGGCATAATCTGTTATTTCTTTAACATAAAAACCTTCTACTAAAAATGCCTTACTTTCAAATATAATAATATAACTATTTTCTAATTTATCGGCATCAGTTTTTTCCCTTTTCCATTGAAAAAAATCGAATAAATATTCTGTTATAGCTTCTACCGAGGCCTCCCTAGGTTTCCTTGTCTTAGAAAAAATTTGGAATAAAGCTCCTTCTTGTGCTTCACCAACATCACCAACCACCATCCATTCGTTTTTGAAAAGTTTGGCTAGTTTATCTTTTTCCTGTGTATAACCATTAACTAATATACTATCAGCACCTATGGTTATTTTATTTTTACCTATTTTTACCGCTACTACCGACATATTTTATTTATTACCTGTTGAGCCAAAACCACTTACACCACGATCAGTTTCACTTAATTGTTCCACCGATGTTAATTTAACTAACTTACCTAATTCTGTACTAACTCTAGGCGCTACAACTCCTTGGGCTATTCTTTCACCATGTTCTATCGTAACGTCTTTATCAGATAAATTAATAAGTATAACTTTTACCTCACCTCTATAATCACGGTCTACAGTACCTAGAATTGCCATTAAACCAGTCTTAAATGAATGACCACTTCTTGGTCTAATTTGTAATTCATAACCGTAAGGTAACTCAAAAAACAAACCTGTAGGTATTAAAGACCTCTCAAAAGGTTTCATAACATATTCGTGATTAACCTCTATATTTTGACCATTTTTAAAAATGGTTCTAGTAAAGTTAGCTCTTAAATCAAAACCAGAATCACCGTCTTTTGCGTAAACAGGATCAGGATTATTAGATGTATTAACAAATTTTATTGGTATGTTAAATTCCTGATTGTTGGGGTTTAAATTTTCTTCATCGACATCTATATGGTTTAATTTTTCTATTAAACCATCTAATTCTTCAGCATCTTCACCAACTACCAAACCTAAACTTTTAAGGTGTAATAATTCTTTAATGTAATTTTCAATTTCGTTACTCATTATTGTAAATTGTTTAATTTCGTAATAATATCTACCAAAGATTTGGTATCTCTTTCACAATATTCTTTTATTTCTTCATGTTTATCAAGCCAATAGCTTGATGTTACATTGTCACCTTTAACATCACCATTTTTTGGTGACTCTATATTAAGTGCTGAACATATTAAATCTAAAGAACCTAAGGACCAATTATTGCCAAATTGCCAAATATCCTTAGTATCTAAAACTTTAAGTTCCCAAGGTTTAGTATCATGATTAGGGAATATTGTGGGTGGTCTTAAACCGTTTATGAAATATCTTTTACCTAAAAACGGTATATCAAAAACTTTAATACTATGACCACAAAGTGAGAAATCTAATTTATCTACTTTGTCAAATATATTTCTAACATTTTTTAATATTTCTAATTCATCCTTACCGTAATAAGAATCAAATTTAGTTTTACCTTTATTTACGAAAGCCATTGACACACAGGCAACCTTCCCAAATTCTGGGAAGAATGCCGCTGTTTGTCTGTAAACTTCATTGTAATACTCTTTTGAACCTTCTTTTAAACCATCTAGTTTAGTCTCATCTGTAACTTTTTTTCTAGATGACTCATAATATCTCATCCACATGTCCAATTCAATATCTATCATGTCATAAAGACTTTGATATTTGGATACAGTTTCAACATCAAAGAATAATAGTTTTTCAATGTTAAATTTCATTTGTTTCTTTTACTAATTGTTTAACTTCTTTTTCTTTACCATTCACTATTGAGGAATAAAATTCAGCTCTCAACTTTGTAACAACATCGATATGGTATCTTTTTACAACTGTATTATAAAGGTTTTCACCCATTTTATCAACCATTTCTGGGTTATTGTATAAAAATTTAATAGCTTTTAACCAATCCTTATGGTTTTTGTTGGAGTCGATTAATATAGCGTTTCCATTTTCATTAATTTTCCCACCATATTCAATTACATTAACCAAGTCAATTGTGTAAGGACCAAAATTTTGAGCTATCAAAGCCTTTTTATGAAAACCAGCTTCAATAACCTTTAATTGTGATTTTACTTTATTAAATAAAGTTTCTTTTAAAGGAGCCAAAGACACATCAAACATGTTATAATTAGAGGCATATGTGGTAATAGGTTTGGTCCATACTCTTCTGTAAGTTTCATTACTATCTGAATAATCATTATCCTCATCTTGATTATATTTTAATAAATGTTTTTTATAATCATTAGATAATGAATTATAATGATTTGTAAAAATTTCTTCATATCTGCACCATACACTTTCATGTGGTAAAATTTTTCTTGTTTTTTGTTCACCTGTATTAGGGTTTGTTTCTGTAACATTACCACGTAAATCAAAACCACATAAAACTAATTGAGAATTTTTTCCTTCTTCACTGCCAGTCCAAATATTTAAACCTTGTCTAAGAATTTCTAAATCATGTAAATGAGAAGAACCACCTAACCAACCAAATCTAAGTTTTTTATCGGATTTAATTTTTTTCTTTTGAAATTGTGGTTCTGAAGGGTCTATAGCGTTTGGTAAAACAACAACATTTTTGTTGTATTTTTTAATTTCTTCGGCAAATATTGATGTTGTGGTTGTAACATAATCTACTACGGCAAAATTGGATTTTATTAATTCGTCCATTTTCATTTGTTTTAACATAACGTGTACTGGGTGTTCTGGACCTGGCATCCAATAATCATCTAAATCCATTATGGTTATAATGCCATATTTTTTTAACCTATCAAAAACGTTTTTAACTTTTTCACCGTAAACAGGTTGTAACCTACCATCAACAACATCACTAATTGTTCTATGAAAATGTATTATGTTAAATTGTTTGAGATAATTTTCATCGTTCCAGTCGATACCGTCAGTACCAGCTGTTACAATATCAACAAAAAATTCTTTAGGGAATAATTCTTGTAATTTTATGTGTGGATCCACTGAACGAAATTTACTAACACCTGAACGGTCCGAAGGTATTACCAGTACTTTAATTTGACTCATTATGTATATATTAAAAATATTATGGGTATAAAATAAAAAACCCCATATAATAATGGGGTTTCAATCACTTTTTGTAAAGGTTACGAATTACTTCTTATTACCTTTTGGTGTACCTTTGTTGCCTTTACAACCACATCCTTTAGTCGTCATGTTGTATTTTTTTTAATGTTAAATGTTATTCTTTCCTTTTAACTTTGGCATTGGCATTACGGTACCGGAAAAGATAGTGTTACCTGCCTTAAATTGCACGTTTTCTTTAACTAAACGTTTATCAAAATAATCTTCAACTATTTTAGGTAAAGCTTTTGATATTTCAGAAGCTATTAATTTACGTAAATAAGATTCATTAATATCTACAGATTTAGATTCCACATTTTCTTTGATTGGTCTCTTTTGTTGAGTTTCGTACCTTCTTACCGGTTTTTCATACATATCAATTTCATCTTCTTCACTATATGTATTTACAGGTTCATCCATTTCTCTAAGTTGTCTAATAGCCTCTTGATCCACACTAACAAACTCGGCTTGTGGTATTGGATTTTCCAACATAGCTTTTTGTATTGCTGGTGGTAGTTTAGAGTTCGTCACAGCTTGTCTGTAATTTTCACTACCAATATCTTTTTTAATTGATGGTGTGGATTCACTCATCATCGTTGTGTCACCATAACCACCCATCTGATCCAACAAACCGCCAGATTGTGGTTTTTTTGGTGCACCAGTATCAAATTTTCTTGCTGCTTTATCGATAGCTTTAGCCTTTTTCAAGATTTCTATCATTTGTGGGTTCATTTCCATATTAAAATTTTGCCTGTTTAAATATTGTTATCATACTTCTATCCCCATTAGGGTTATATTTTGGTATATTTGAAATTCTATCTGAAATTGGTGTGTTAAAAGTTCGACCCAATTCTTGCCAATCTCTTATTTTATCCAATCTAAAAGTTTTCCAACCTGGTTGTTCGGTATCAGTAACACCTGCATATTGATATGCACGTAATATTAAATTTTCTCTAGGAGAGACACCTAACACGTAAGGTTCAATACTACGTCGACCTGGGTTGATTGTTTCATCACCCTCATAATAAATTTCAATTAAATCATGATTTGTGATAGCCTTTTCAACTTCATTCCTACTAGCTTCTTCTACAATAATTTCTTTTAGGAGATTGTAAAGCTTCATCTTACCGATATATTGTTTTTAATAAATAGTTCATATAAATCATAATTATCATTATATTTAATACGTATCAGTTTTATATTATTTTTTTTACAATAATTATCTTTAATTTCGTCACATTTTTTAGTCCTTTCGAACTCGATACCACTTTTATCTAAGTTATGTGGTCTAAAGTGTTGTACACCATCGTATTCAATACATGTATTATAATCCGGTAAGTAAAAATCAAATTTTAAAGGTAATTTATACCTACAATTAGGAAAACTGTGTTGTTGTATATAATTAATCAAATTATCATCTAAAAAACCCTTAATCATTAATTCACCTTTAGATGTGTTACAACTTGGGCAACCAGAACCGTTTAAATGGTTATTTGGTTTTTGATTGAATTCACCGTGTTTAGGACATGTGATAACCACTTTTGTTTTTGAATCCACATATTTAAGGTATTTATAATCGTATTTGTTTTTATGGACTTTTTTGGCTAATTCAATAAAAACTTCTGTAGTATGAAATAAACTTTCTTTATAACATATAGGACACCCACAACCGTTTATATGGCTAGTTGGTTTTTGTTTAAAAACACCGTGTTGGTTACATAGTATATCTACTTTGGTGTAGTTGTTCACATAATTAACCATTGAATAATCATATCTAGACCCATGTTTTGATGTTGCTTTATTTATAAAAATTTCTTTAGAGGATCTGGTATCTGAACATTTAGGGCATTCACAACCTTTTAAATGTAACTTTGGTTTTTGTGAAAATTTACCGTGTATTGGACATATGATATCTACATTTGTGTTTGTGTTTATATAATTAACTAAAGAGTAATCATACTTATAACCGTGTATTTTTTTAAACCCGTTTATCACATTTTCTTTACTATTAGCAAATAACTTTGATAATTTATTTTTAGCACAAGATGGACAAGCACTTTTCTTACTTAAATGATTATTGGGTGTACACTCAAAAACACCGTGACTTGGACATATAATTTTAACTTTAGTATAATTATTATAATATTCTACTAAAGAATAATCATAACTTGAGTTATGTATTATTTTTGATTTACTAATAAAATCATATGTTTTTGTGTTCATAATTAATTTGGGTGCTATTTTACCAATGTTGCTCTGGGTATGATATGTTATTATACCCATTTCCGTTACCAGGTTTGTACTTATTACCTGATGAGTATAATAAAGTATTTTTGGTCATAATGTCTGTTTTAGTACCTACTTGGTTGTTAGTTTCACCACGACCTTTTTCATCCATATCACTTAAAGCATTAGGGTGTTGTGCATTATATCTGTCATTATTATTATCTTTGTAATCATTTAAGACAGTTAATTTTACTCTTTCACTATCAGCTGTAGCTTTTAAACTAGGTAATTGGTTTAAGACACCACCTGGTCCCATATCCTGAACACTGTTAGCGTCAGTTAAGATTGGAGAGATTGTTTGTGCTGGCATATTTCTTTGTTTTTATCAAAAATGTTTATCAGAGATTCCATTAAAGCCATCTCCTTCTTTATATAAATATCTTTATTTATTTGTTTTTGTTCTTTTAATTCTTTATTACCATCAACTTTTGTTGGATTTTTAGATAAACCTTTTGTATGACTAAGTCTGTCTTTTTGAAACTGGTTCATCATACCAACATCTTTTTTCAACTCTTTAGGGTTTTTAACGCCTGATCTAGCATCTTCCAAAGTTTTATCAACCCAATATCTCATTTTAGAACCACCATTTAATATAAATTGTGTATCTTGTTTCTTATCATCCATATAATCAGTATTGGATGTTTGGTGAGTATCAAAAAAGTTTTTAATTCTTTTTAATTGTTCATAACTCATTTTAGGGTTTTTAATTAGATTATCCAATCTACCATAACCTTCAACATTCTTATCACCTTTATAGGCCCTATGTATCCTTTTAAGATGATTACATAACTCTTGCGGTAAATCCCATGTGTGTCCTTGTAATGAAGAATTTGCCATTATCTTAATTTTTTTAACATTTCTTGTTTATATTCTGTTGGAATATCCATGGTATCTATATTGGTTATTAAGAAGTTTAATATAACACCTTTTTCTTCACCTGTTGCCAAATTGGTTTTAATGGCGTCAATAAGATTTTTGGTTTTTCTAACCAAAACCGGATTTTCTTCCGCAATAATATCAATGTCAGGAATACCATTTTTTCTAATATCTCCGTCTTTTCTAACTTTATCTAAAACGTCTTTAGATATTTTTTTAGAAACAATATCCTCAACATATTCTTCCATTTTTTTCTTAGAAGATTCTTTTAGTTTATTTTTTGCACATATTTTACAACCTTCACCTTTACAATGTTTACAAGTTTTTTCTTTTTCGTCATCCATGTAACTAATATTATCATCAACATCTATACTATTTCTCATAGGTGTTTTAACAGCAGGCATAGGTACAAGAGAGTACCACCCTCTATAACCTTGTTGTCTTGTACTTTGTATTGATGAGTTTTTTATTTGGTCACCATCTTTAGGATCAAACATAGGATCCATGGTACTATTGGAGGCCGATTTAGAATTGTCTACACTTAATTTGACATTGTCACTACCTAACTTACCGCCGTCTTTATTAACCAATTCTTGTATTATTTTCTTAGATATAAACATTTTAAGTTTTCTTTATAAATATCAAAGAAAACTTAAATATTCCTAATTTTCTTGTAATTCTTCAAAACGATCCTTTATCATATAATTTGAAGGTTTACCATTTAAATCCCAAAATTTAATCTCACTATCACTCATAGTCATAAGTTCCTCCAATGTATCTTGGTCTTCAGGGTTAGTTGCTACACCACCTATTAGTTCTAATTCCTTAGATGTGAAAAATTGTTTATTTTCAGGGTTATCTATAATTAACGACTCTCTAATATGTAATGGGAATACAACTAAAAGTGGCTCAACTTTTTTATTAAAAGCTTCAATGTATTTTGGTACATTATAATCACCAGTCAAATCGGGATTTTTCTTAATTTGGTCTTCTGTAATTAAATAACAGTTAAATTTAAGTTCACCTTCAGGTGTTTTTTTAGTCTTACTGAAAGAAATATCGGCATGTGATTTACGACTACCGTTATTAACATAATACAAAGTATCACCTAAATTAACATGAATGTTATCACGAATTATTAATTCCATGTGGGCCTGTCTTGGTAAGTCTCTACCATTTTTATCCAAACCTCTTTTAAGGTACGATTGAACGGTTTTTTTAACTTTAGATTTGTTAGCTATATCAACTAAAGGTATTTGTTTATTATAAATTTTTTCTAAATACCCATAATAAAAATCAACAAATTCTTTACCTTTACCATCCAATAATAATCTAATAGCCTTAGCTAAGAATTTCTCAATATATTTAGGTATTGTTTTACCCTTAATAGTATTACCTGTTAATTTAACTTTACCACTTGGTTTTAGAATGGCATAATTCTTTCTAGACAAGTTAATGGTAGCGTCCATAATATCATCGATATCAAGACCCATAGCACCAAACATATATCTTTCATTATATTCAGCAACATCTGCATCTATACCTGTATAAACCTCATCTTTTTTAACAAAACGATGTAAACCCTTACCATTATACGTTCTATTTTCAACATCTTCAGGACATGAAAAGTTAACACCATCAGTATCTAACACTAAAGGTGTATAACCTCTATCCATGAAAAATTTAATCATTAAACGAAGGTATTGTCTACCTGTACAAGTAATCATTTCACCTATATCAATATCACCCCAAGGAAAAATATAAGGTGCTGAAATAGAACCAAAAGCTGAGTTATTTAAAATTTTAATAGGTAATTGTTTTTTGTCATACATAGATGATAATTTCATATTACCTTTTGCTGCCTCGTCATTCATTAATTTTTTATACTTATTACGAGTATCAGAAAGATATTTTAACATGGCTCTCAAAGCTCCTGTAATGTCACAACTTGGGAATACTTCATGTGTTAATTGTATGGACGGATAAAGTGATGCGTAGTCAAATTTAGCCACCTTCTTACTATACCCTAAGTGTAATAACCTCGATAAACCACCTGTGAAATCTCTTTTGGGTAGTATATCAGGTAATGCCAAACCATTTTCATAAGACCAAGACATCATTAATAATTTCCACATTGTTGCCGTACCCATAGTTATTGAACGGTTAAATGTTGTTGGTACTAAAGCTGCCGTTAAAAAACCTGCTTGTGTGTAAATATCATCTACTTGCTCAGTTTCCAACAAGTCATCCGTAAGATATTCTGTAATTAAAAATCTACCGTCAACCTCTTCCCACTTATCTTCATAACCATCAATAACAACCATCTCACCTTTTTTATCTTCAAATAATTTAGGTTCAGGTTTAATACCATCTAAATCATACCATTGACCACTAGTTGGGTTGTACCAATATTTTTTATTCTGAACCCACATTCTACCTAATTGACCCCCGTCCACATAAACACGATTAGGTCTTTCTACTTTGGCTTCTTTAGCGATATATTTTAAACCTGCCTCTTTTAAGTTTGAATTTAATGCCTGTGCCTGTCTAACCCTATGTAAAGTATCTAAAATGTTAATACCCCACATAACTGTTTGTTCATATTTTTCTAATTCAGCACCTAACTTAAGGGACGCTGTTTTACGATACATAGGTATTTCAGGATGTCTTGTTTTAATAATACCTTTAGTGTTTATTGTGGTTGTTTTATCACCTATCTTACTAATAACAAAAGCTTCATTACTAATACCTAAGATTCTCATTCTACCTAAGATATACTTCCAGTCAAAGTTTTCTGAATTATAACCTGTAATAATAGAAGCATTACGTTCATGTAAAATGTTAAAAAATTCTTTTAACATTCTACGTTCAGTTTCTTCACTCCAATTACCACTTTCATCATAGGAGTCAATAATCTTACGAAAACCACGATTGTCTTTAATCCCAATCAAAAATATGTGACCATCTTCAGGATCTAATGAGGTGGTCTCAATATCAAATACTAACTTATGAACCTCAGTATAATCATCAAAACCTTTAAATAAACGTTTACCCGTTTGTATCATAAACTGTTCGATGGGTTGTACCATTTGAATTAGGTCTTTTCTTTTCCAAGGGTCTAAACCACCTTTTTTAAAGAAGTTTATTAATTCTCTATATGTACCAGAAGTTTTAACAATAAATTTAAAACCATCTTCTAAACGTTCATCACCGTCAGTTCTAAGTTTCTCTGTGAAAATACCGAATTTTTTGGCTTCAGCACGCATTCTATCCATGTCATCACCATAGAAACCACTGCCTCTAAGTGATTTTGTCCATAAGAAAGGTGTAAATTTTTGGGTTTTTATCATTTTACCCTTTTTAGGGTCATCGATAAATGTGTAAACTCTATCGGTTTCATCTACCGACCAGTCCCCAGTTTGGGGTAACTCTACGGCTACAATATATTTTTCAGGGTCTTGGCCTTCTAGAAACACCTTAATATCTTCGGGTGTTGCTTGTTTAATTTCTTTTTTACTCATATAAAACTCTGTTTGGGACGGGTTACAGATAACCTCTCGTTTATAAATTAATAACTAATAAAATTTATATAAATAAAATGATATTGTGAATATTATTTTTGTTTAATAATTAATTCACCTAAAACTTCTATCAGACCAACCAATTTTTGAAATTCAACTTGTGACATTTCAACATTTTCAGATAATTCACATAATTGGTCTAATTTTTCTTTAAATTCTTTTTTTGTTTTTTCAATATCTAACTTACCTTCCATAGCTTTTTTATAGTAAGGAAGTTTAACCCTAAAGTGATGGTAAGTTAACATCGCTGGGCCACCTTTTTCTTTAGCATTGTTTGTGATTTTTTCAGCTCCAGCTAATCTTTTTTCAGCAAAAGTTTTAAAACTTTCACTATTTTCTAATTCTTCTTTTATTAATTTTCTTATATCCATTAACAAACTATTTTACTCTTAGTAAAGCTATCCAATACCGTAACATATAAATCTTCACGAATTGGTACAATAAGGGATTCCCCATTATCTAAAAAATCAACTTTAAATTCTGCCTTGAATACTCCGGCGACATTAGTATCTTTTAAATCAAATTCATAACCTAAATAATACTCACCATCTTCAGGACAAATTTCTTTATCCACAGGTATTAACAAACCTTGTTTGTTAAATACTTTGTAAATACCTTTATCATCCATCATGGAAAATGTTATGGCCGCGTTCTCTAAACGGTCATAAATGGTTCTATATGTTAATCTACCGTCGTTGATTAATTTTAACTTTAATAATGGTAAATTGGAGTTTTTTCTTATGAAGAAGTTTTGTGCCATATCATATATAAATATCAATCACACGGTATAAAAATATACGGTGGTAATGGACTTTTACAACCACTACAATTATTATTATTTGGTTGTACAATTTGTGCTCCACCAAAATTGTTTGGTTTACAATATCTTTTACAATCAATAAAAAAGTTATTTCTAACTTCTAAAACATTTAAAGGTTTTTCATAAAATCTTAATTGTGATAATTCACCCTCAAAAGTGCCAGCAAAATTTTCTTGAATTAATAAATTTCTATCCGCGTAATCAGGACCGTTAAAAGTTTGACTTTCCAATAAACCTTGTGTACCACCACCCCAACTTATGTTGAACGGTACGCCTATTTGTTTATCACTCCATTCGTCCAAAGCTCTAAGTTGTAAACCGATAAAATCTTTAACCGAATATTTAACCAATCCGTTAACCCAAAATTTAAGTGTACCAGAAGGTAAATCATTTTTAAAACCACCACCAGCTGTGTATGTTACGACAATATGATTCCAAGTATTACCAGATGGTATAATGTTTGGTTCGGAATAACCTTCTTCCATTACAGTTCCAGTTATTCTATATTCATTATTATAACACCCACCTGTAACAGTTAATTTACGATAACCTATTCTACCGTCATCTGTAATTCTAAAACCTAAAGCGTTTTCTGATAATTGGTCACAATAAGAATAAGAATGACCTGTTACAACAGTTGTAGTTGTTGCACTACAAGTTTGACAACAAAACCCACTACCTTGGTATTGAAACCAATTTTGACCACCTGTTATAATATTAGGATCGGTATAAGTTGTTGTATTACCACAAGCATCACAACAACAAGAAAATGTACTTCCTTTTACCGTAAACCAAGATTGTCCGTCATTAGGACCTTGTAAATTTTGATCCCACAATTTTTCTTCGTCGTTTGATAAAGGAATTCCTGTTGTTGTTTTATAACCAGATTCACCAGAAAAAGTATTCCAAAATTTATTTTCAGACCTTGTACCAATATAAAAGAAAAATCCTTTATTGTTTGGGTATAGTTCATTTAAAGTATTTCCTGTTAAATTTAAACAATAACCATTGGAAGCGTTAACCCAAGTTTCCATCGACCAACCAACAGGAAATTCCGTTGGCATTATTTCCCATTTTGTTGTCGCTGAAGTTGTGGTTAATGTATAACCTGTATTATTACATGCGTCAACATCCATAACAGAAGTTGGTGCTGGTCTATCTGTATCTAATTTAAAAAACCCTTGATAAAAACCTCCGTTTAAACAAATGGTATCTCCAACAATACAACCATCGGTTGTTGTTGTATTAGAATGAAAAGACCAAGGATAATCATAAAGACCTTTAGTTGTTGTACAACCTGTACTATCAAATACAACAGTTAAACCTGTGACTGGATATAACACTAATTTTGTATCTGTAGGTGTGATAACTAATGTTTCACCTGATAAACAATAAGTTCTACCATTATCAACACCTGTTAAACCCCAATCATTTAAAGTAAAACCAGTAGACGGAATTATGGTACTACCAGACCATGTAATTAAAGAAGTTAAAGATGAACCATCTGTTGTTGTATTACTTTCATTAATATCAAACCAAACAACTAAACCATCAGTTATTACTGTATAATTACAAGAATTTTTACAGTTTGTTGCATAATCAAGATAATCACCTAATCTATCTGAAGATAAATTAAAATCCCAATACTCATTGTAAACAATATTAATTGCCTCAAAATTTTTAAAAAAGTAATTATTTTTGATGTCCATTAAAATGTTTAGCCATTAATTTAAATGATTTTTGGTAATTTTTATTTACAAAAAAATCTCTTATTTTACTTATAAATATATGAAATAAGGTTAATATATAAATTAATTTGCGACAAAACTAGGGTCGGAGATGTTACCGATACCAAACATCATTTGATTGGATATTGGTGCCTGATTTCTGGCAATACCATTTGGTACGTTGTTAATATATCTTATCCCTGTGTTTGTACCTTTGTTGCTATTAGCACCAGTTAATAATAATTGTCCGGGTCTTGATGCTATACACCCCGATACCTTTACGTTATTTGCTATTTTTTCAAATGTATCTTGAAAAGTTACGGAATAATTAGCTCCAGCGGTTGCACATTGTATTCTTGTTGGGTTAGAAGCAGTACCGTTAAAAAACCTATTCATAGTGATTGTTCTTCCTGCGGTAATTGTAACTGTTATTAAATTTACCTTGTCAAAATTTATAAAAGTACCATTAGATATTATACTGTAAACTCCAGTACATTTAACTTTTCCACCTAAATAATTCGCAGTTCCCGTTCCGTGAGTATATGCTAAAATTGTAACATTGCCACCTAAATAATTCATAGTGCCGCCATCTAAAAAGTAATTAGATATTGTTACATCTCCATTAATATTAACTGTATTTGATATTGACTGAATAACACTTAATATACCTCCTAATATATTAATATTAGTATTAGAACCACTCGATAAAAAATTCCCTATTGATAACCCATTTCTTACATTTACATTAAATGCTCCATTAAAAGACACATTAAAACCAGAAACTCTTCCATTTACATTTAAGTCAGATAATAATGTTGTAGTACCCACATTCACATCATTCCAAATAATAGGAGCAACATTTAATGTTCCACTTAAACTACAAGTTCCTATTACTGTTACATTTCCCGAAATGTATGTTAAAATACCTACACCAAAACCAATTGTGTTTATAGTTACATTTCCATTTATGTTTGTATTTAACCTATGTCCACCACCGCTAAAAGTTCCACCTAATATATTTACTGTTGTTGTCCCAATTCCTTGTTGGTTAAAAGTTGAATTTACAGTTAGTCCACCACTACAATTTATGTTAAAAGTTCCATTAAATGTTTGTATTTGATTACTTAATGTTCCTATTGTAAGTAACCCGTTTACATTTAAGTCATCAGTTAAAGTAATCGTTATTGATTGACTAAAAGTCAAAGCGTTTGGCCAAGTTTTTCCATTACTTGTAAATGTATGAGTTGCATTTACTATTAAAGCACTACTTCCACTTATACTCATACCTGAAGCTAAAGTAACATTACCACTAACAGTCATGGTATTAGTCATTGTAAGTGTTGCTGTATATCCACTAAAATTTACAGATTTACAAGTACCTGCTGCATTCATATTACAATTATTAACCGAATTAACATCAAAAGCTGTATCATCAGTTGATGCTGGTGCTGAAATAGAACCTATTGGTACACCACCAGAATAAGGTGCCCAAGAACCTGTTGCACTAAAATTTGAAGCCCCTACATAGTATAAAGTTGTACTTGCGTTCCAATTATCACTATTTGTTACAGTACCACCAAATGTCCATCCGGTAGCTCCTCCACTACCATCTATATCTGTTACATTTAAATAATATTCTGACTGAACAGAATTTAAATTGATAATAGCTTTAGATCCACTACTACTCGACCTTAATGTAACTCTTGAGGCGTTTGTTCCTGCTATATTTAAAGAATTAATACTATATGTTTGTGTAGATACAAATGTATGAGTTGTTCCTGGTGTTGTACATGTATAAGTTCCGTTAATTGGAAACCCATTTGTTCCAGCAAATGTCACATTTGCTGATGTATTTATATTATTAAGTGTAAATCCTGTATTATTGACCGTGATAGTTGTTGCGGCACCAATATTCATCGTACTACCCGTTGAGGTCACCGTCCCACCACTATGGGTTAAAGTTCCAGTATTATAATAAACATTTCCACTTATGGTTATGTTTCCGTTTATAACTGTGTTTAATCTAATAACTCCTGTACCAGTTATACTCCAAGTACCTCCTAATAAATTTAATACAGTTGTCCCAGTACCTTGTGCAAAAATCCCATTATTTATAACTGTTACTCCACCAGATACATTTATATTAAAACTTCCACTTATAGAACCACCAGTTGTAGTTAATAAACCATTTATGTTTAAATTAGATAATAAAGTAATTGTATAGTTATTTGTAGCAGATGTAAAATTTACATTATTTAATGTTACTCCGGCTAAATTAATACTAACATTCAAATTAGCAAATGAAACAGTATTATTAGTAGTATTAGTTACTACTCCACTAACATAATTTATTGAACCATTATCTCCAATAATAAGTAAAGTTCCTATTGTTATATTTCCATCTATATAACTATCCATACTTATTCTTCCTAATGTATTTGATGATTGAACAGTACCACCTTTAAAATATAATCTTGGCGTTCCTGTTCCTTTTGCAATTGTAACACCATTTAATGTCGTTCCACCATTTGCATTTATATTAAAACTTCCGTTTACAGTAGTACTTGAACCAATCATAGTAAGTAATCCATTTATATTTAAATCACTTGATAAAACAAGAGTTCCACCCCATAATTCAATATTTCCCCAATTTACACTACTTGTATTAAACGTACTTAAACCAACAGTATTTCTATTCACATTTATTGTTGAGCCACTTGCGTTTACAGTTCCACCACTATGAGTTACAGTAATATTATCAAATCCAACTAAACCTGTAAAAGTAATTGTATTAACCCCACTATCAAGAACCAAGTTATTTCTAAATGAATATGGTGGGTTATTTCCTTGAAAATAGTTTACATTTCCTTTAAAATAGATGGTAGCTGTTCCATTAATTGTTTGTGAAGCATTGTGTGTTACATTTCCAAAACAATTAAAATCACTTCCATCTAATTTAACATTTCCTATACTAAATGTTCCATTTATTGTAATAACACTATTGTTTGTAATAGTAGGAACTCCCCCAGTAGTAGTTAATGTTATGTTATTCCAACTCATACCACTTGTATTAAGTGTGGTTGAAGCACCTATGTTTAATGTACTACCTGTTGTAGTTACAGTACCACCTGTATATGTTAAAGTTCCAGTATTATAATAAACATTTCCATTTACAGATACATTTCCGTTGAAAGTTAAATTATTTCTTAACACGCCCGTAGAACTATTACTCCAAGTACCACCATTTAATTCTATATTTGTAGTTCCTGATGTAATTGCGGTAGTGTTACTTGTTAGATTACCTGAAGAATAAATTGTACTACCATTTATTATTTGAGAAGTTGTTCCATTTAAAGTTAATACATTTGAGACTGTCCAATTGTCTGCTAATGTATAAGTTCGGGAAGTTCCGGATAACGTTAAAGGATTACTCCAAACCCTACCATTACTTCTAAGTGTGGCGTTAGCATTTACTATTAAAGCACTACTTCCACTTATAATCATACTTGAACCTAGGGTAACATCACCACCAACGGTGATAGTATTACTCATTGTAATTGTATTGGTGTAAGCAGAAAAATTAATTGTTAAACAAGATCTTGCTGATGCGTTGACCGTACAAGCGGAAGATGACACATCAAAAACAACATCATCAGCAGATGTTGGTACTGCACCTTCTAACCAATTACCAGCAGTTCCCCAATTACTATCAATTGTTCCTCTCCAAGTTCTTGTAGGCATGTTTTTTTAAATGTTTTGTGTTTGATTAATTGGTAAATCATTTATCACATCAGGTAACGCCGCAATAATACTAAGTTTTGCCTGTTCTGCTGAAGCTCTATTTATAATACCGTTAATAACATCTTGTGATGTTCCTGGCATAGAATGTGCCACTTCTACCTTTACAATAGTTCCGTCAAAATCATACTCAACTTCTGTAAAAAGTATTTCATTAAATGTTCTAGTACTTAAAATTTTGTATGTCATAATTTATTTTTTTACTTTTGTTAGTAATTACCACCATAGGCTATAACATCATAATAGTTACCAGCACTTTGTGCTGTACCTATTGTTACAACAAGTGAAAAACCCGCTGGTAATATTATAGGAGAAGTAAAAGTCATAGTCTGTGTTTGACCAACTGTTGCAGTCTGATTTGGCGTTATTGCCGGTAATGAAACTTCTCTTAATAATCTAGGATTACTAAAATTAGTATCAGAACACTGAAACAATCTACCTATTGTTGCTACTGATGCTGTTACACCTGTAGAAGAGTGCACCCAGTCGATTGCATCTATTCTACTACCATCTGTACCACCAGATAATAATATTACTGCGTTAGTTGTTACAGATAAATCTCTTGTTGTATTAATTCCTGTAATTCTGGCTCCCCCATTTATTCCTCTATTTGGGGTTAAAATAAATATTGGTGATGTATTTGGCATAATTTATATTTTTTAAATGAAATTATAATAATTAAATAAATTTTGTGTTGCTGATATAGTACCTACAGCTAAATCAACATAATTTGTATTAGCTATTTTATTGTTATTACTAAGCGGTGGTTGATCACCCGCCGTCATATTTGTTGCGTCACCATAAACAGTTGTTGCGGAAATAATACCTGTAACAGTTAAACCTGTCATTACTGATATGTTAACAGACAATGGTGTTTGTCCTTGGTTTTGTGATAAAATTATGTTATTATTAGAGTAAGTAAAACCGGTAACAAATGTATCACCAGAAGTAAAACCGGTAACAATTACCAAACCATTCTGTCTATTAAGGGTTAGAGTACCACTACTAAATGTACCACCTGTTACATAAAAATCACTAGTTACTAAACCTGTTAAATATTGTCCATTACCATAATAAGTTGTTGCCGATACTGAACCTGTAACTAAAATATCACCATTTATAGTACCACCAGAAGTGTTAAGTTTACTATCTAAAGCACTTTGTAAGCCTGTAATTTCAGATGTGGGGTGTGTATGTCCTGAAGTTAATAAAGCTAAACTATCACCTTTTAGTATAATTCTTTTTGTTGTTCCATGTAAACCAGCTTCCCACTGTGAGTTTTGTTCCTCCCATAATAAAGCTGCTGTTGTTCCTGAACCACGTAAAACTTCAATACCAGAATGACCTGGAAATGGTGTACCACCAGTTATATTAGAATTTAGTGTAACAACATTGTCAGCAACACTTAAAGTGGCGGTATTAATGGTTGTTGCCGAACCTAAAATTGTTACATTACCTAATACTAAAACATCACCATTAACAGTACCACCAGATATACTAAATTTAGAATTTAATTGGGTACTTAAGTCCGTGATATCTGATATACTGTGAGTGTGAGCAGTACTTGTTAATTGATAAAAACTAGTTTGGTGAGGATTGCTTGTATTTGCGGTATGAGATGTAAAAAGTGTTAAATCTGTTTTTAAATCTAAATCATTTTGTAAATTTGTTATATCAGAGATACTGTGAGTGTGAGCTGTAGTGATTAACTGACTAAAACTAGTCTGATGAGGATTACTTGTGTTTGCAGTATGAGAATTAAAAAGTGTTAAATCTGTTTTTAAATCTAAAGCACTTTGTAAACCTGTGATACCTGTTAAACTAATACCTGTTAGTTTTGAACCATCTCCATAATAAAAAGTTGTGGCTGAAACAGAACCAAAAAAAACAGAATTTCCTGTCACAACAAATTTAATATCGTTTGGTATTCCATTTATAGAACCACCAACAAATAAACTAGAGTTACCGATATTTAAAATATCACCATTACTACTACCAAATACCACAGAACCGTCATCATTAACTTTTAAGGATATGGTAGCATTTGTTTCACCACTAAAATATATTACTGGTTCTAAACCAGCACCCGTGGTGTTTCTGTTTGGTTTTATTATAATATCTCTACCCATTTTATTGTTTTATAATAAATATTCTTTAAAATAAAATAGAATTAACTATCATATTTCAGTTTCTAATTTTTTTATATCTTTTCTTTCACCATACACTGTGTAAAAACAGTTTATTGTTACATCATCTTCAGAACCTACAGTAACACTATTATCTAAAATTGATGCAACATAAAGTTTTTGATAACTTCCGTTTGGTGTTAGTGTAACTGTTATAGTGTCTACATCAACTAATGACGACCAATAATCAGGTAAATTAATTATATTAGAACCAACTAACTTTCCTCTATGGTATACACCATTTTCAGGACCTTCTAATGAACCATAAATTAATTGTTTACCTTTTTCAGTTGGGTGTGGTATTGCGAATGATTTTGATGTCGCATATAACGTACCAGCAATATATGTGTCACCAGTAATGTTTAAATTATTGTTACAACCATAAATGTTACTAACCCATAAATCTGTAATACAACTAGCTGAAGTGTTACCAGTAAAAGGTGTAGCCTGTGAATATACTTGTGGTACAAAATTAGTACCATTCCAAACAATAGTATCACCAGTGTTTATACCCGTAAAATTAACACCTTGTAAACTAGCTATATTTAATAAAGAATTTCCCGAACCATCTTCAAATTCATAATTTATTAAATCACCACCATTATCAGTATAAGTTCCACCCGATAATATAATAGAACCATTAACAAACACTAGTTGACCTGAATTTGTTATTTCACCATCTACTAATAAATCACCAACAACTAAAGCCTGTTTTCCAAATGGAATATTAAATGTTTCCCCACTAGGGACATAATAAACATTTCTACTACCGTCATTATCTACTGTACTACCAGATACAACATTACCATTTGTGTCTAATCCTAAACTAAAAATAGTAGGACCTGTACCAATATTTTTAACATTTAATTTATTAACATAAACTGTATTGTCTTCAGTACCAATAATTCCTGAACCTAAAACAATTGTTGTATTACCACTGGCTATAGAATTGTTACCGTGTACAAATGAATAAATACCACTAGCGGTAGAACCACTACCACTTGCATGTGAATAATCACCACTAGCTATTGTTTGGTAACCTTGAGAATGACTACCATTTCCACTAGATAAGGTATTTAAACCAAAAGCTGTACTATATTGTGTAGATGCTGTGCTACCATTATATTGTAACTGATCCCATATAGTTATAGGTGAACACCCATGAATATTTGTAACCCATAAATCCGTAATACAACTAGCTGAAGTGTTACCAGTAAAGGCCCCACTACCACCAGTATTACCAGATACAACATTACCATTTGCGTCTAATCCTAAACCAAAAACAATAGAACCTGTACCAATATTTTTAATGTTTAAATAAGGTACATAAACGGTATTAGATGAGTTTCCTGTTATGTTATCACCTAATATAACAACACTACTTGTTTGACCACTAATTAATGAATTGGATCCTAATATAATCCTCGAATTCCCAACACCATTATTGGCGTCTAATATTTTATTGTTAAAACCAAATATAAAACTATAGTCACTATTGTTTATAAAATTCGATTCACCAAAAGCTGCAGAAAGACCACTTTCATTTAATCTGTTATTTTGACCGGTAATAAAGTTAAAATTACCTTCATTTATTGAGTTGGTTTCACCGTTTAATATTATATTGTGTTTGTTACCACTTGAAGATCCACTAATAACGTTTTTGTCACCGTTTATTATTGTTGAGTATTTTGTTGATGTCCCTAATATATTGTTTTGTCTACCATTTATTATGGTTTCATGTCCAGTTTCACCAGATATTATATTAATTGTGTTTTGTAGACCGTTAGTAATTGTTTTCCAACCTGAAAGATTTGTGAGTGTGGATCTAGATATAATTTTATTTTGTCTACCATTAGTTATAACATTGTAAGATTGTCCAGATATTACGTTAATCAAACCACCATTTATTAATGAATAATCGGAATCGTATATATCATTAAAAAAACCATTAACAATTGTTGATAGTGGGGAACTATCATCACTTATTGTGTTACCAGTGCCACCTAATATTATACTACCTTCTGATAAAGTTGTGTTATTACCAGATAAAGGTATAATAGATAATGTCGGTGATCCAAATATATATGGTGAAGGTACAACGGAAGCACCAGTTGGTGCTTGCCAAGTTGCCGTACCCCCAGAATCTGAAGTTAATACATATCCTGATTGTTGATTTCCATCGATGAATTTAAAAGAACCTGTAGTTCCGGTACCACCAATTTGTAAATTAGCGGTTGGCATTTCTGTTCCATCTGGATTTAATTTTAAACCCAAAAACCCATTACCACTTCCCGATGCACCATCACCCTTTAATATCATATTAGCGGCACCATCAATTTCAAACCATAAAGTTGCTGACGGATCGGCTGAACCAGGATTAATAACCATACCAGCAGTACTACCACTTGGTCCGGTTCTTAATACTACTTTATTTCTATAAAAATTGGGCCCCACAGGTCCTGGGTTAACTTTAATCTGATTAGAACCTGCAACAAAAAGTTGAGCAAATGCGGATGAATTGTTATATAAAGCAACTACGGATGTGGCTGAACTACTAGTATTTATTGCAGCATAACCCACAGCTTGTGTACCTACAGTACCATAATCCATACTTATATAATTCCCTTTAAAACCAGAAACTACTGTGGGTGCTGTTGTGGTACCGTCATTTTCATATTGATATATGATATCAGTGTTGAACATTGTACTACCACTAATATGAAATTTTGTTTGTGGGTTAGTACCACCAACCATTACATTACCACCACCCATAACCATATAAACATTATCTGATGATGTTGGTTGGATATTAATTGGTGAACACCCGTGAATATTTGTTACGTATAAATCAACAATACACGAACCAGTACCACCTGTAAAAATAGGTGTGATAGATGATTGTGGTACACTTTTAACATACCCACTACCATCAATTACCAATACATAATCATTAACTGTACCCGCTGAAAGTGAATCCAAAAATTGTACCGTACCACCATTTAATGTTAAACCACCCGATGTGATTTGTATTGTACTACCAGAGTCTGTACACGCAACTAATTGCGTTACGTTTATTATACTATTACAACTAGCACTTAAATTCCAAGTTAATCCACTAACTGGACCCCAAACAACTTCACCATCCCAACCTGCAGCTGTGGCAACATAACCAGGTACTGGATTTTTTTGTATTCTTAATAACCCAGTTGGATAAATATTGGTTTCACCTGATAATGTAATACTGGTACCACTATATTGTACCAATTGACGATCCTCAAAATTTGGACGTGTAAAAAAATTACCCATTATATTACTGTAATACCTAAAGGTCTGTATTGTAATGCTTTATTTAATTGTTCAGCTTCAGTTGCCTTACGTGTTAACATATTTTCAGGACGTAGTCTTTCTAATCTTTCTGTTAATCTTTCCGTTAAAACGGTTCTATCTTCTTTAGCCTCACTTAATAAGGATTCATAATCCATGGTGACTTCAGCATCTGTAACACCTAAAGCACCACCAAATTTACCTCTAACACGTCCTAGGGTTTCTTTACATAAAGCGGTAAACCAATCCCTAACCCATTGTTTGGATGGTGAATTAAGTTCTGTATAGTTAACAACATCTACAGGAACATCTGAAGGTAATTTAACAATATCTTTGTTAGCATTAAGACATCTTTGTCTTTCTTCATCAGAGGTTGTTTCATAATACCAATACCAAACTTTACTACCACCTACATTTATTTTTTGACCTCCAGCAAATCCAGCACCACCAAAAGATAATCTACTACCTGGGGGTGGTGATAAATGTAATAATTTAGTTCCGTTTGGTCCTCCAGTCACCCAATAAGTTAATTGAGAACTGACAATTCTTTGTTTTAAATTATAATCAGCATTTCTTAATACAATATCGTATGCTGGTGCCAAATAAAATCCACCATAACCAAACCCACCACCTGCAGCACCATACGGTAATTGAGCAACACCACCACCAAAACCGTAATCACCAAAACCATAGTTTGAGTATAACGCATAATCAACTGTGGGTGGTTGGAAATATAATACTTCGTTTATTTCCCTACCCGCAGGTATTTGATAAACTTGTCTACCATTTTCTAAAACGACGTAATCTTGTTTTAATTCCCAAGGACCTCTTGCCTGTAAACCCACAATTTTTGAATAGGCATAAGTAAAGGAATCCTCATAGTTTAAACTTCTTGTTGTTAAAGCTTTACTTAAATCTGCCGTACTTAAATTAATACCGTCTAATGACGACCATTGAGTTTCAATTAACCATTCATTAACAAATGAAGAGTGGTCCTCTATAGCAATTTCCAATAAAGTACACATTTGTTCATCATCCAACTCAATTTTTCTAAGTGGAGCACCCAATCTGTGTCTGACCTGTCTGAATAATTTCTGTTTTTCAGCATTTTCTATTATAAGTGACATGTGGACTTTATTTCATAAATATCCACAACTTTATAATGTTAACGTGTATTTTGTTTTTTAATTAAAGTTTCAACTAAATCTGTCATTATATCAACAGATTGGTTTTCTTCACCCATTACAGTGGATATAATTTCTTTTTTCTTTTGAAGGGTTTCGTATATTCTTTCTTCTATTGTGTCAGAGAAAATTGGGTAGTAAATGTTAACAGTTTTGTCTTGGCCGATGCGGTATGCCCTATCTTCAGCTTGTTGGTGATTGGACGGAACAAAATCCAAATCATGCATGATGGTTGTATCTGCAGCAGTTAATGTAATTGCAGAACCAGCCGAAATAATATTACCAATGAATACCCTAACATTAGGGTTGTTTTGAAATTCATCTATAGATTTTTGTTTTTCTTTATCTGACATTTCACCATTGTGACAAACTGCTAAATCACCTAATTCTTTTTTCATGGATTTTAAAGATTCAGTGAATACCGTGAATACTATGATTTTTTTATTCTCAGACTGTTCCAAGAAATTATTAATCATATCTAATGTCATTGGTACTTTTTCTTGTGAAATAAATTTTCGTAAAACAACCATTTCGACCATTTGTCTACCAGCACCCAACTTTTTACCTTCCAATTCTAACCAAAACAAATAATCATCAAACGCCTCTTTATAACCTTTTTTATTATCCAAATCTAAATAAAAAGGTGATATAATCTTAGGTGGTAAATCCAAATGATCCTCTTTTCTTCTTCTAATAATATAGTTTTTAGTCTTTTGGTGTAATTCTTCTAAGTTAGAGGCACCGTCTGTTAACCAAATTCTTTTAACCTTACCTGATTTTAACTTTTTGTTAAATGATTTAGCGGCACAATATCTATAAGCAAAGTGTTGAAAATTACTAACTACGGGGACTTCACAAACTTTTAAAAGATTATAATAATCCATGGGTCTGTTAGCTATTGGTGTGCCAGTTAATAACCAAACATTTTCTACGGTCTCAGATATTTGTGAAACAATTTTACCCCTTATAGAAGATTTATTTTTAATCATGTGAGCCTCATCAACAATAATTAAATCAAACTTTTCTTCGTTAATATAACTTTTAGGTTCTTCCTTTTTACGTTTATCTTCAATTTCATGAAACCTATTTAATATATCATAATTAATAATGGTAAAGAATTTGGGTTGCCAAAAACCTGATTTAACAATTGTTACATATTCCTCATCAATATATTCTGTGATTTCACGAAACCAATTTATCTTAGCATTGGCAGGACATATAACCAATATTTTTTCTGCACCTGATAATAAAGCTGCCGATATAGCCGATTTGGTCTTACCAAGACCCATATCGTCAGAAAGAATACATTTTTTTCTCTTTAGTAAAAACTTTACAGCCTGTTCTTGGTGTTTAAATAATGACCTACCTTTTTTATTTATTTTATTAACGGAATCGAAATCAACTTCTAAATCCTCATAAGGTTCATAAAACATATCTGTTAATAACTGTGTTTTTGGTATATGAAATAAAATAGGTTCTTTTTGATTTTTATATAATAAACCTCTTACGTGATATGACTTTTCGTTTTCAGCTAAAACTGATTGTACAAAAACTTTTTCAGGTATATTTTTTAGATTATATTTTTCTTTTAATTGTTCACCTAAATAAGAAGTTATTTCAACCACCTTATCAACCTTGGTCGGTTCTGTACCAATATTTTCCTCCACGTAAGATATTTGAGATGGGGTTAAAATATAAAAGCCTTCCACCTCTAATTTCTTTTTCATTTTTAAAATGTGATCATTACCACCTTGATAATTTTTTATCTTCTCTAATGTGGTTTTACTCTTTAATTTGGTTAAATCTACCATAATGAAAAATAAATATAATAATCAACTGTGGAAAATAAAGAAAATACATATTTAGTAAATATTTATTGAAATAAAAGTGTGCTATGAGTAAGAAAAGATTTCCTGTAAATAGAATGGGCAAGTTTTACGATGAGATAGATTTTTCTATCGAAAATGAAATGGCCCGTGAATATCTCGAAGGAGATCTAAATCTCGTGGTCGTTTTATTTCAAGTAGATAGAAAAGATACACTTGTTGATGATGTTTATGGTGAGGCTAAAGCAAATGAAATTAAATTCAAGGCACCTAAAGAACTTAGAGTTAAATTAAAATTAGAAGAGGCTCAAAATAAATCTTATTCTGGTGGTATGAATAGATATATGGATTACGGTCAATTAATCTTTACCATTTTTCAAGAGCAATTGGATGAGTTAAATTGTGATATAAATTATGGTGATTATATAGGTTATTCAGACCGTGAAGACAATATTAAGTACTTCACAGTGACTAATGATGGTAAGATATATTCAGATAATGCTCACACAAGATTAGGATACAAAGGTTATTATAGAACAATAACTTGCACAAACGCAGATATGAACGAATTTTTACCAAATTATTAATATATGTCACTACCAAAAAAATTTAAAAAAGATATAAATATTAAACAATTGGATCCACAAGGTGGCCCAAAAGCTTATATTAATGATTATTTGGATAAAAACAAAACCAATTTACCCAGAGGTGTTGACCACGCCGATTTGGATAAAGGGTTTGTTGAATGGGTCGATAATGAGTTGGGTATTGTAATTGATGGTGAAAAAGTACCTGTTAGTTTTTTAACAGCACAAAGATGGGCTGAATTTACCAAAACATGGCAATCTTCAGACAAATATAAAAATATTAAAATACCTTTTGTATCTGTTGTTAGAAAACCTGATGCTCAACCTGGTACTAATCCATCAGATTTTAAAATACCTGTAAGGGCAAAGTTTCCTTATATGACCGTTCCTGTATGGGATGGTAATAAAAAAGGGGCTGATGTTTATATGATACCACAACCTGTTGGTGTTGATTTAACTTATACTGTTAGATTTTTCACTTTTAGAATGAATGAGTTAAATAAGTTAAATCAAAAAGTTCTAACAACTTTTGCGTCATCACAGGCATATGTAAACATAAAGGGGCACTTCTTCCCTATCTTAATGGAAAGTATTGGGGATGAATCCACTATAGATGATATAGACGGTAAAAGATACTATGTTCAAACATATGAACTTAAAATGCAAGCTTATATTTTAGATGAAGATGAATTTGAAGTAAAACCTGGTATGGAGAGGGCTATTTTATCTTACGAGGTTGAATCTAAACGTCCTAAAGCTGTTGTTAAGTTAATCAAAGATGAAACTAAAGACGATAGAACAATAACAGCGATATTCCAATTTTTACCTGGATCACCAACCACCGTAACATTTCAAAATGATACGTTGGCAACTTTTGTTACATTAGAAATTCAAAATATAACAGCAGCAACAATAAGAGTTAACGGCAATATAGTGTCATTACCATTTTCAGTGAAAGATGGTGATATGATAAGTATAAGTGTTGTTAGAACGGATTCTACTTCCTTGTCGGAAATAATATTAAGAGGAACTGTACCATTATAATGAGTAATAATTTTTGTGGAAATAGTGATATAACCAAAATATTCGTAGTAGAACCTACTAATACTGTTAGTTTTAGTGCTGAAACAATCAATATTACTGGTGATGCAACAATAGGTGGTGATATTATAAATTGTGGTTCTGGAAGTACTTTATATACAGAAAATATTGTTGCTTGTGAAAGTGGTGTTACAATTAATAATGCAATCACAGTTTATAATACTGAAGTTTTACCAACTTCCGATAATTTAATCAGTGTTGGTTCACCTAGTAGAAGATTTAGAAATGTGAACACGGTTAGCGGAACTTCAACAGTATGGACTGCAACTGGTATAATTTACACGCCTATATTAAATTTAGGACAAGATTTAAGTGGTAATACTAGAGAAATAACAGCTGAAAATTCAATAATTCAAGATGATATATTAAATGGAGGATCTTATTAATAAAAAGTAGATATTTATATAAAAAAATAAAACATGGCAACAAGAAGGACAATTTATAAATTAAAAAGTAACCAAACCAATAATGGTGCATTACCTACGAGTGGTGTACAAATGGGTGAACCGTTGGTTAACTTATTTAACGGGGTAGTATTTTTTTCGGGTACAACAGGTGGTAATTATACACCTTTTGTAGATCCATCAAATGTAACATCTGGTGGTACTTATTTTGA